TTGATGAGCAATCATCTTCATAATATAGGCACCCCGATTATGCTCCACAAGTGTCGGGCTCTGCGGGCAGTGTATGTGTCAATGACGCAAGCCGTTGATATGTATTACGTTAAAAATCTCTAAGGGTAGGAGATGTGCGGCTGCCATGCCGAAAGGCTAAAACAGTGCATAACATTGGCGAAGTGGACCACAGGGCGCAAGCCCTGACTTATAGTTTCATTACTATTTAACGAAAGGAGTACCTTGCATGAGCACTTGCGTTTGCGTTCTCAGCAACAGTGGTGAACGCTTAATGCCTACCTTCCGTCTTGGCAAGGTACGCCGACTCTTGAAAGACGGAAAAGCAAAAATCGTTAAGCATCATCCCTTTACCATCCAGCTGCTGTATGACAGCAAAACAAACACACAACCCATCGAAATCTGCGAAGATGTGGGCTACAACTACATCGGCATCAGCGTGAAAAGCGAATCCCACGAATATGTGTCTGCCCAGTATGATACATTGCAAGATGAGAAGGAACATCACGATGATTGCCGCAAGTATCGCCGTACCCGCAGAAACAGACTGCGTTACCGTAAACCGCGCTTCGATAATCGCAAGCGCAGCGAGGGTTGGCTTGCACCTTCTCTGGAACATAAGAAGCAGCTGAATATCCGTCTTGTCGAACGGTATGTATCTGTAATCCCGATTACTCATGCAACGGTTGAAGTTGGTTCTTTTGACACAATGTTGCTGCAAGCCATCCAGAAAGTCGAATCAAAACCGGAAGGTGTAGACTACCAGAAAGGTCCCCGCTACAACTTGGCAACCTTGCGTGAGGCAGTGTTCTACCGTGATAATTACACCTGCCAAGTTTGTGGACGCAAAATCGCGGATGGTGCCATTTTACATATGCACCACATGTTCTACTGGAAAGGAAGGCACGGCTACCAGCTTGATGAGTTGGTTACAGCGTGTGAAAAATGCCACACGCCAGCAAATCATCAAAAAGGTGGCAAGCTCTTCGGTTTTGGCGAAGATAAAGAATTTGCCAATCTTTCAGGTGCAGCGTTTATGAACGCTGTTCGCTGGCAGATAGTAGATGCACTGCACGCCACATACGGTAAGGAATTTGTGACCATCACTTATGGTGCGATGACAAAGGAAAAGCGAATCATTCTTGGCATAGAGAAAACCCACAGCAATGATGCGTATGCAATGGGAGATTATCATCCGGTACATCGTTGCGTGTTTAGGCATTACCAAAAACGACGCAGAAACAATCGTGTGCTGGAAAAGTTCTATGATGCCACTTATATTGACGCTCGCACCGGTAACAAAGCAAAAGGTAAAGAACTTTTTAACGGCAGAATTAGCCGTAATCACAAAAAGGATTCTGAAGACCTGCACAAGTACCGCAGCAAAAAGGTGTCGAAGGGGCGTCGCTCTATAAGAAGACAACGCTATGCAATTCAGCCATACGACACTGTGCGTCTCGAAAGTAAAACATACATTACAAGCGGGTGCCATAACAAAGGCACAAGACTTTTGATTCCTGCTAATGGGAAAAGTAAGTCCGTAGCAATTTCCAAAGTTCAAGTTGTTTGCCATGCGGGAGCATGGATACAAATCATTTAAATGTTGAAAGGAGGTAAGCAGGAAATGCTGTATCTTAGTCTTTTCTAAGAAACGCATTCCTCCCCACCTAAGCCTTACGGCTATAGATGGGGTGTCCTGCTCCATAATTATGAAAAAAATGCGTATTTATGGCGCAAACAACGTATTCATAGAAGTTACGCGCCGGTGCAATATGTGCTGTGCGCACTGCCTGCGCGGAGATGCCGAAAGCATCGATATTCAGGAGAAGTACATCGATGCTTTTCTCGACAGCTTTGAGAAGGGAGCTTATATCAGCTCTCTTACCTTTACCGGTGGGGAAATCTCTCTGAATATACCGGCAATTCGATACACCTTGAAAGCTGTCAAAGAGCGCGGTATCGCCGTTGGAAGCTTTTACATGGTCACTAACGGAAAAGCTGTCGATAAGATGGCTGACCTTGCTATGGCGAGTCTGGAGTGGTGGGCCTACTGCGATGAAAAAGATGACTATATGTGCGGCCTTTGCATCAGCAGTGATAACTTCCACGAAGTAATCCCGTATGAAAGTAAAAGTATCCTTAGTGGCTTGAAATATAACCGTAACGATAAGGTAACGGACTTTCATCTGGCTTATTTACTGAACGAAGGGCGTGCTAAGAATCTCGATTCGAATATCTATAAGAAGCGTGAACCTCATGTAGACAAGCTCGAATACGAATTCAACAAAACCGGCGATATCGACTTTTACAGCGGCGAGCTGTACTTGAACGCCATCGGTGATGTCGTTTCCGGCTGCGATTGGTCCTACAAGTCGCAGAAGAAATATCGTTTTGGTAATGTAATGAACAAAAACTGGCTGGAGAACATTTCCAACAGCGAGTTGTACATTGCAAGCTAAACCATATTACTTATACATTGCCACTGTTTTCCTACAGAAACGGTGGCTTTTTTAGAAAAGGAGACCACAAATGACTGAAACAAAAGACATGTTTGAACAAATCAGCGCCATCTTAACCGATAAGAAAGATAAGCCGTTTTCCTATGAGGAGCTTGCAGCAATGCTCAAAACTGACCCTGATGCCCTCAAAACCTTTGATGAGGTCTATAAGACACAGGTTCTTGAAAGCGGAGAGCTGCATGAAAATATGCTCCAGTGGGATACAGCTACAGTCAAAGCAATTCTCGACAAAAAGGTCTACTTCCCACCGGAACTCAATTCGCTTATTGACCGCATCGTCACAGAACTGGTGCTTGAAACGCGTCTGTACATCTACAACGCGGAACGCGGTGGCTATTATGTGACATACTCTGCCAACCGCGACTTTATGACAGAGGTTACAAACGAAGAGTTGAAACGCTACCCCGAAGAACTCCGTCCGCAGCTCACCGGAAAGTTGATGAAGATTGACATTTCTGAGCCGTCGTACAAGGAACTGCTTCAAAACTACGCAGGCTACAAGAATGCAAAGAACGACAGCACAAAAATGTTCTACTACAACATGTTCCGTCAAGGTCTTGACATCCTCGACCTTGATGACTTCACTTATCAGATGCTTGAGATGAACCCCAACTCTATGGGCTTCTGGTTTCCTCCTCTGGTAGAGGGATTGTACGGCAGCGCATTTTTCAAGGTTCCGGACACAAAAATTCTTCGCGTACCTATCACCATGCTGCAGCTTACCCGCCTTGGTTTCGAGACGTTGAATCCCGTTACAAAGGAAATCGTGAACCGTTATTGCCAGAAAGTCTTCCATCTTGATGGATACGAAGACTATTTTATCAAAACGGGCACGTATTCTTCCAAATACGAATTCCGCAACGCTCATATCCATAACCCGAAGGAAATCAATGAGATGGGCGAGTATTTCTTGTTTTTGAATCATCTGACATGCTCGATGGCATCCCCTCTGAACAATCGCTGCTTCTACGGCGCGAACACCACGAACGAGTGGGTCGTCAGAGAATACATCAAGGACAAAGAAAATAACCCCACCATCTACAACGGTTTGCCGCTGCACACTGAATATCGCGTGTTTGTGGATTTTGATACAAAGGAAATCCTTGGCGCAAGTCCTTATTGGCGCAGCGATGTTATGAAGAACGAATTCAAAAAAGTCAGCAGCCCACAGGAACGCCATGATTATGTTGTCTACAAGATGCATGAAGACATTCTGAACCAGCGTTACCACGAAAGCGTTCAAACTGTTCTGGCTGAGCTGAAGAAGGTTATTCCTCGCATTGAGTTGACAGGGCAGTGGAGCGTCGATGTAATGCGCAACGGCAATGATTACTACATCATTGATATGGCTCTTGCTGAGAATTCCGCTCTGAATGACTGCGTACCGAAAAATCTGCTTCGCGCTTATCCTCAGCAGTGGCTGCCGGGTGAATCGAACAGCTGATACTCCTAGAACGAAACTTTGATTCGGGTTCTTTCAGCAAAAAGCGTAGGAACCAAAATCATACGAAATGATTGTGTTGACACATAAAAACAAGTATAATATATACAAGGAAGTGATAATAATGGTTCTGTATCATGGCAGCGATGTAATAGTCCGCAACCCTGAGGTCAGAAAAACAAGGTACGCCAAAGATTTTTCATGGGGATTCTATTGCACTAACAACTACGAACAAGCCGCTCGCTGGTCAAAAAAAGGCAGGTCTCGTGGTATTGTCAACGTGTTTGAATATACAGAATCTCCTATGCTAAATATTAAGAAATTCCCCGAAATGAGTGATGAGTGGCTTGATTTTATTGCTATATGTCGCTCGGGCAAACATCATGACTATGATATTGTGGAAGGACCCATGGCGGATGACACCATTTGGAACTACGTCAACGACTTTCTAAGCGGTGATATTAGCCGTGAAGCTTTTTGGGCGTTGGCAAAATTCAAGCATCCCACGCATCAAATCAGCTTTCACACGGAAGTCGCTTTGAAATGTCTCTCTTTTAAGGAGGCGATTGAAGTATGACTGAAACTGCAACCTACAGCAAAAACGATGTCTTTTATACCTGCAGCCTGATTGAATATATCGGCCGCGTTACGAGGAATCATCGCAAGGATGTGGTTTCTGCTCTTGGCACAAACGGAGTCAAGGCAATTCTCGACTCAGCGGATGTGTTTCACTGCCAGAGCTTTGAGCAATCTGCCGATGAAATTTGTGAGCTTTTTCCTGTGCCGGAAGGAACGTATGATACGGTGTCTAACTGCCATTACAAGGTTCCATCTTATACAGATATCGGAAAAGTGTACCAGCGCATCATCTTTGACTGTACTAGCACTCCTAGTGTCCAGGATGTAATTGATGTATTTTCCTCGTTCATTAGCGATGACATCTCAGATTTTAATACTGCAACTTACTATTGTAATCCGAGCTATTTGTACCACTCATACAAGGCCGGAAAACTACTGGATTGATTTTCAAAAGCAATAGCAATCAAGACCACTGCCCCAAAAAGGGTGGTGGTCTTATTTTTTTGCACAATACTTACCATAAATTACCAGAAAGAAAAACATTGTGCATCTGTGCGAATTGCATATAATACAAAATATAGAACGAAAGGCATCAAAAAACATCGTTGGTCGGGCAAAATCCGACCGAAAGGCTAGGGCGGGCTCAGTTTTGAACCTGCTCTTTCTTTTTATCGGAGGCTTTATGTCAAACAAAGAAGAACGCATGAACCGCAATAAAAGCATCATCGAAGATTACAAAAATGGAAAGCCGATTTTAGAAATCGCGAGGGAATATAATCTTTCAGGAACGATGTGCTACAAGATTCTAAAAGGTACGCAGGAGCCGCCTCGTTATTTTGAAAAAAAGAGGAAGAGACTTACCACTCGAAATGAGCAAATTGTTAAACAGTATAAAGGCGGTATGACGGCCAGAGAATTGGGCAAGATGTACGGCATTTCCATGCAGCGTATTTATGCAATCTTGCATTCGAGCGGAGAGTACGAAAGCCAAAAATACAATCATATTGAAACGGCTCTCAAAAAAGAGAAAAAGATGCGGAACCAAACTTTTCTTGATGCTTACAAGAAAAATCCTCGAAAATCGATTATCGAGTTGAGCAGGGAGGTAAATATCAGCCCTTCACTAGGTTACCTTATCCTTCATCAAAATGGGATTTACCAGTATAACGTAAAAGCCAGAGCTAAGGAGAATAGCGAAAATGCCGATTAACAAGATTACCCACGTGTGTCTAACTCATGACAAAGTCAGGGCGCGAAATGAAAAGATGCTGGAGGATGCCAAGAACGGTATGTCCCAGGAACAGCTGGCCGAAAAGTATCAAATTTGTGTTTCTACTGTCCGATATAGTCTGAAGGACTTTTACAAAGAACAGGCCCGGCAGAGGAAAGCAAAGAAGAAAGCCTGGCAAACCCAGATGATTCATGAATATGAGATGGGCGCAAAATCTCCGGAGCTCCAGGAAAAATACGGCATCAGTGGAACGCTCTTTTATCGGATTCTTCATGCGCACGGAAAGAATGGCCGACAAATCCACAGCCAAAACCGTATCGAGACTGGCAAGAAAAGAAACGCCGAGATGGTCAGGAAATACAAAAACGGCGTTTCTGTCAAAGAGCTTGCGGAAGAATACGGGCTCAAAAAGGGAAGCGTATATCGCGCCATGAAGCGGTATAGTCCAGGCCCAGGGAAAAGTAAAAGTTGTCAAAGTGAGGAATAATTGCATGGCTGCATCAAAGAAAGATGTTGCGAAGCAGCAGGTCAAAGAAGACCGCGAAAAGGTTCGGGAAATGTATCTTTCTGGCAAAACTGTCAAGGAAATCGCCAAGGAAACGTATTTTTCAAGCTCTTATTGCTATGCCATGGTGAGAGACCTAGCAAAAGAAAAGAATTTTGCAAAGAAAGCAAAAAGAGCACCTCTCGACGAAGCTATGATTCAAGATGCGAAAGCCGGGATGACGGTTGCTGAAATCGCAAAGAAGCATGGCGTGACCTATCAGCAGTGCTACTATACTGTTTCTGAATACGCTCAAGCTACGATTAAGAAGAACAAGAAAAAGCAGTCTGCTGCCACGAAAGTTCGCAATGCGGCTATGTTGGAAGATGCGAAAGCCGGAATGACTGATAAGGAAATCGCCAAAAAATACTTTTTGTCTCGAAGCAGTGTCCGTACCGTCCTTGCAGGGCATTTACATACAAATTCCAAAAAGTTGGATGAAAGGCGCAAGGCGATTCTTGCGGATTATGAGGCAGGAACGTCCTCAAAAGACATCTGTGAGAAATACGGTATTTCAAAATCCACTCTTTACAAGGACATGCGCCAAATTGGAAAAACCTGTCAGGAATACTATCACAAGGCGCTGAAAGACAAGACCAATCAAAGGAATTCCGATATTCGAAGCAAAATCGAAAGAGGGGTCTCGGTCAGCACTATTGCCAAGGAATACGGAATCTCTAAAACGGCGATTTATGAAACCTTTCATCAGGAAAATGTCAGAGCTGGAATTTTACAGAAACGCGGCCGTCCGCGAAAAAACACGGAACGTAATGCACTGATTGCTAAACGCCACAGGGAAGGCGAGAAGGTGCAGGCGCTTGCCACTGAATATAATCTCTCTGTTTCGACGGTAAACACTATTTGCAGTAGAAACAAAAATCAGAATATAACCTCATATTAACAGGCTGCCATTTGGCGGCCTATTTCTTTTTTAGGAGGAAATGAAATGACAGACGACGTACGTAATTTAATTCGATTTGTGGTGGATGGCGATATTCGAAACGCGCAGACTCAGTGCCGAATCATGCTTGAAAAGAATGTACCCGAAAAGGACGCCAGGTTCAAAGAAAACGAACTCAGAAAGTTGAATCTTCTGAAACCGGAACTGATTCAGCTGCCCGCCAACCTGGAAAACCTCTTGATTGCGGAGGATGCCACGAATTTCCCTGAGAGCCGGTTCCTGCTCCGCGAGGAGGAAGAAACAGTCATCAACAAGCTCTTGGCCACCAGAAAAGTAGCTTTAGCCATCAAGGAGCTTGGCATCCACTATACTTGCTCTTTGCTTTTGACGGGCCTTCCTGGTGTTGGTAAGACTGAATTGGCCCGCTACATTGCACACAAGGCAAATTTACCGTTTGTTTTCCTGAAATTTTCTGGCCTTGTCAATTCTGCTCTTGGCCGGACACAGCAGAACATCGGCAGAGTGTTCGATTACGCAAAGCGCACGCCCTGCGTTCTTTGTGTTGATGAAATTGATGCTATCGGAATGTGCCGTGGCGGCCGTGATGACGTCGCTGAAATGAGCCGCGTCACCATCGCATTGATGCAGGAACTTGACCGGCTCCCGAATGACGTCATTCTCATTGGCACTACAAACCGCGTCGATAACCTTGACGAAGCCCTCATTCGCCGATTCACTTTCAAACACCGCGTCAAGCCTTTAGGCGACGATGACATGAAAGAACTGTGCAAAAAGTTCCTTGCTTCGGCAGACTATCCCTTCACGGAATCCGAACTCGACGAACTCTGCCATTCGCTGCGTGAACAGCGGACGGCCAGCGCCGTTGTCAATGCCTGTACAGAACGTATCGTTGCACATATCGTATCGCAGTTGCCTGAAAATTCGGCAGATGCCGTGTAAAAGTATGATAGCCTGGGAAGAAAGCCCTCGTCAGTTTAAGATGTCCAAGCAACTCGATGAGGGAAAATTCGGAGAAGACTTGGCTCGCAAATTCCTTAACGACCCGATTATCAAAGTGAATCATGGCATTAGCCATTACGATGACGTGACTCAGGATAAATCATATCAAGACAAAGATACCGATTTCATCGTCTGGAAGAAAAATGGAAAGACCTTTGGCCTGGAAGCGAAAGTGGACAGTCACAATACCGGAAATTTCTACCTGGAAACCTCGGTGGACTACTTCTCCATGGTGCCTGACGCTCTGAACGAACAACGGGTGGCGCGGCGGTATAGGGATGGCATCGACCCTTTATGGCACACCCCGGGCTGGGTATACAGGAGTGGTGCGGACCAGATTCTCTATTATTTCAGAACCACGCAGCTGCTTTACATTTTCTCCCGCGTTGATGTCTGGTTCTATGCTGAAAAGCTGATGCGCGGTGGAATCCATCTCGACCCCGGAATCAGAAAGCCAAAAATGTATTCTGCCGAAAATATCAGTGAACGCAATGGTTCCACTCTCTTCTTTGCCAACGGCTTATGCGTGAATGCAGAGCAGACATACAAGGCTTTAGGGGCGCAAAAAAGAGTCATCAAATACCAGGTTGAGAACCCGAATTCAGACGTCCCAACGTTCAGCTTTTGCCCTTTCAAATTATGAATTTTCCGCTAACAATCGACAAAAAATCACTTTTCAGTTCAGCGGAAGAGTATAATTGTAGTAGAAAGAGGGGAAAAAGCATGAGCCAAATCAACGTTGTCACGATTGGAAAACTCATTGAAGCGCATCGTGAAGGTGACGAGCAGAAGTTCAAAACCTACGTCGATTTAATTGTCAAAGCCTACGAAGAGCAGGAGAACGACCGTGCCGCACGAATCATCCGAAGCAGCTATACGGGTGACTACGGTGAGCAGGGGAAAGTTGTTCTGGATGAAGCAGTCAAACAGACTGTGCATTATGAGACAGGTTGGTATGAGCCTGACATTTTAGGCTCCGGTGGCTCCTATCGCGGCGTCACGAAAGCGGACTCTGAGGAAGAGGCCCTGCAACAGCTGCAAAAGCACGCAGCAAACTATGCACAACGTATCACGATATACAAGAAAGACGGTAGAACCGTGAAACGGGAAGTTGCCGAATACGACCAGTGGGAAAAGAAGTGGATGAGTTAATCATGAAGCACAAAATCTCGGAAGCCGGCGCTCGGATGCTTAAATATCAAGAGCAGCTTGCCGACGAATACAAGTACAAGCCCATCCCACGTACCTTTTTCAAGGATGTGCGGGCAGAATTTGAAGAAACTTTGCCGGAATGGTGCAATATGTCCGGCGATACGACCAAACTCGAAACCAGAAGCGGCACGGTCATTGCCAGCGGGTATAACCGAATCGTGATTGGCGACTACGGCGCATTCGTTGAGTTTTCGCGTGCCCAAGCAAATGCACGTCATTTGAAAATCAAAGAGGGGCAGAGCTATCGTATCGAAGACCCGCGCTATGCTGAGCACGTCAAGTATCTTTGGCTCACGGCGGACGATGACTCAGACGTGAAAGTATACGACCAAAAGCGCTCGGTTGAGTACGCTGACTACAAGCCGGGGATGCTGTATGTCAGCGTGTACGAGGTGTTTCCGGCAGAAGAAGGTCACTGAAAAGAAAGCCGAACCACGGGACGAATGGGGACAGGGTGATTCCATTGCTGACCTATACGCAAAGAGCGGTGCAGTGGTTTCACAGGTCAGCTCGGCCAAAGATTTACTGAATTTCCTGCAAACTGCCGGAAACGCAAGGCATTTGTGATGCACTTGCCTCAACCACAAGATATAGTGGTATCTTAATGTTTGTTTACAATTTAGACACTATATATTGTGTCTTTTCGTTGACCGGATACCACATATATGGTATAATACAATTGTTCTCAGGAAGAGGAACGGCTCCTGAGACATCAAGGTTTTCCTTCCCCCAATCTTGGTCGCATGGCTTCATTTGAGCTGACACAGGTGAAGCGTGAAAATCATCCGTTTCATAGTAATATCCTTCCTTTCTTTGGCGCGGGTAACTCCGCGCCAGCCGTCCAAGCAAACAGCCTCCACGCGGCGGACGGTGGACAACAGATGTTTCCGTGTTCCGGGCATCTGGCTAATGTTTGTATTTGCTGGTTTAGCTCAGCTGGTAGAGCAACTGATTTGTAATCAGTCGGTCATCGGTTCAAGTCCGATTTCCAGCTCCAGACGCTATCCGTTGGATGTATCGAAATCACATGATACGATGCTATACACAACATCTGGCGGACAGCATGCCACCCATTAAGGCGGCCTCCTCGTGGCGGGTGGCGGACAGCGGCTCTTGCGGCTGCTGACGAATGTCTTAGAAGCATGCAAACGTACGAGCATCCCCGTCAAGTCGGGGCGCATCCAGACGCGACACAGCCGTAAAGGCGAGATTGCTGCACGGCAACTGGTAAGTTTCGCCGCAGTCTCACACACAGCCCAACGACAACCGTTAACCCGATTTGACAGGGAATCAACGACAGGGCTCAAAATTTGAAGTTGACCAACACCCAAGCGCTTTCTTGGATTCTCGCGTATCGTCAACGATGAGGTTCGCAAGATTGTCAGGTGGTGTGAAGATGACATCCGGGGATGACGACCTACTAAACGGATGTCATGGCGGGGCTAAGTGAGGGTTCACCCGCAATCTTATGCAGGTATCGTATAACGGCTAATACTCCGCCCCTCCAAGGCGGAGACGCGGGTTCGACCCCCGCTACTTGCTCCACACGTCGCAGTCACCGTACCCACGACGTTAAACTTGGTGAGCATGGTCCACTTGTGGTCCGCTGTCCGAATGTCGATGAGACAGCCTCAAAAATAATAGACAAACAGGTGCTGTGCCTGAAAGTATTCGAAAGTCCCGGTGTTAGTCGCGAATAAGACCGGAAAACAGCGGAAAGGGTATAAAGCAGAATCCATCGATGCAGCTATCGAATGGTGCTGGATGCGAGTTGGCTTCTCGCTCAAGGGGTGACCAGCATAAAACACCCTATCGTGCTCGATTAGCTCAGTTGGTAGAGCAGCGCATTCGTAACGCGCAGGTCGGCAGTTCGAACCTGCCATCAAGCCCCATTACCCAATGAAGCGATAATAGAAAGGAGATGAAACTTATGGAACAGGCAATTATCAATGTTGAAGGTACGACTACCATTGAAACCGCTGCAGCAGCCAAAAAGCTGATTGAAATGTTTGGCAATCAGAACGTCCGCGCCATCTCTGTCAACCGTGTAAACGACAAGAGCGACGAGGTCATTGTTGAACTCGATTTCGTTCCCGGTTTGGCACCGCATCTGCACGGCTTTACGCTTCAGGTTAATGGCTTGACCTGTGGTTATGCTGGTACTGGTCCTTCCAATTTGTATGAAGTCCTGCAGGCGGCTGGCGTGAGTGAAGCTCAGGTAGCACGCGAGGATATCACTCAGAAGAGCACAAAAACCATTCCTCTGCGCCTGGAACGCGCCGTGACTCAGTACGGCGACTTCCAGTTTGCGTAACGTTATTTGGCGGGCTTGACCCGCCATCATGGAGGGATAGCTTAGCTGGATAAAGCACCTGCCGCAAAGCAGGGTATCGATGGTTCGAGGCCATCTCCCTTCTCCATCCAGACACCCTTTCGCTTCCTTTCGCCAAAGGTATCTGGGGTATTGTACTGCATTGCGTGTAGTACGGCCAATCAGGCGCGGAACTCCGAAACCATACCACGAAGAATTTTATCCCCTCCGCGCAGCATGGACATGCGATTTTACGGGGATAAATTCAAACCGAAATTGTGTCGAGTGGCGAAGACGGTTGCGACACTGGCGAAGCACATATCTGCTTCGTCAACCATCCATGAGAAAGCCTCCACGTGGCAGATGGTGGGCAACGCAGCAAAGCTGCGGCTGATTTCTTTCAAACCGGTATCTGAATAAATGCAGATAAATAGACGAAAAAATCAAAAAAGCAAAGGAGTACACAGCATGAGTAATCAGAAAATCATCAAAGCAATCGCAGGGATTGCAGCAGCCGGTATGATGGCAACTTGTCTGCCTGTCGCAGCATTCGCAGCCACCGGCGACACCTATCATTTCTCTTTCAGCAACGGTTCTTCCCAGGACCTGGCTCCGGGCGGCTCTATGACGTTCCCGGCAAGCCAGTATGACTACGGTTACTGGATTACCCTGCAGGGCCACGGCGGCTACACCTACAACTACTATCCCGGCGACACTCTGCCGTACGATGCAGTTGACCAGTGGTTCACCGCTGACGGCATCACTTCCTGCTATGCGGCCGAAGGTAATCCGCGTTCCATCACCATCAACTATCAGATTGACGGCAACACTGTGCTGACCGAAACTGACACCGCCACTTTCCCCGGCAGCGTTGATGGTCAGAGCGTTGAAGCCTGGACCACCGATTCCGGCGATACTTACACCGCGTCCAGCAAGAGCCTGAACCATGACCGCCTGTTCTACTACCTGGGCGATGACATTCACGACAATGTCCTGACCCTGAAAGCCACTACTGCATCCACTCCCGATGACGGCAAGGATGACAACAAGGGCGATGACAAGGGCGATGTCACCAACCCCGACGATAAGGGCGACAACAAGGGTGACAATACCGGCGACAGCGGCACCACCACTCCCGATGACAAGGGCGACGTAGTGGCCCCCGATAAGGACAACACCGGTAAGGACAACACTTCTACCGGCTCCAACAAGGGCAACGGTACTACCACCACTACTCCGACCGCTCCTCGCAAAAACGTTGAGGTTTCTGAACATGGTGAAATTGCCGCCGCTATTGCCAATGGCACCTGGGGCAATGAGTACACCGTCTGCACCAGCTGTGGCTATCACAACTGGACCCGCAAGGGTAACGTTTACGTCTGTGACCATTGTGGTCATGAAGTCCTGACTGTTAAGGGCGCTGATGGCGTCAAGGGCTATGCTGGCACTCTGGCTGGCAACGAGCCCCAGTACGCTTCCACCTCTGAAGCTCAGGCTGCTGCTGAAAAGCGTGAAGCCGCTTATGCCGCTTCCATCGCTGCTCTGCAGGCACAGGTTGCCGCTCGTGAAGCTGCTTATGCCGCTTCCCTGGGCATCCACTAATTTGCCATCCTCTAACTAACGGTAATCGATAGTTTTTTCTCCTTGCTGTGGGGCGGGATTTCGGTCCCGCCCCATCCTTTTATGGTCAGATGTCCGAGTGGTTTAAGGAACTGGTCTTGAAAACCAGCGACGCCGCAAACGTCCGTGGGTTCGAATCCCACTCTGACCGCCAAATTTTTGCCGGGGTTTCCCGGCTTTTTTGTTTTTGTGAGCAATACAAGGCAACAGATTGCTATATCGAATAGGGTTATAATTGAGAGCCAGAAAACCTGCAGGCTTGCCTGTGGGATGAATGGCTCTTTTTGATTTTTTGTAAAATATTCGTTGAGCAGTTTGACTGACGGCACAGAATACATACATAATATATGTATGAGGTGATATAGTTGGCAAAAAAATCAAGCGTACAAGTGAACATTACGATTCCTTTAGAGTGGAAGCAGTCTGACATTGAGATGGTTGCCAAAGCCAGAGCTTGGGCTGTTAAGGCTCATGCTGGGCAAAAAGACAAGGCTGGGAAGGATTACTTCAAAGCGCACGTTACGGTTGTAGCAGAAGGCGTAAAAGGTGACCCAATAGCCGAGGCTGTGGCATTTCTGCATGATACGGTCGAAGATACGTCCGTCACAATAGAAGACATCAGAACGGGGTTTCCAAAAGAGGTTGCTGACGCTGTTAGTACGTTGACCCATAGCAAGGGTATATCGTATGCTGAATATCTTTGGTATATTCAGCAAAATTCGATTGCTGTCAAAGTAAAGCTCTCGGACCTGCGCAGCAATATGGACTTAACCAGGCTCCCTCACACTCCAACTGAAAGGGACTTGGAAAGAACCAGAAAATACAAGCGGGCATATACGATACTGTCATCGAGAGAAGGTATAAGCGCAGTTAATCCGTATGCACTGTACGACTACTTGCTGGCAAACAACTGGAGCGTCAAAAGGAAAAGCACGAGGACTTCCGTTCTGGAAACGCCAGATGACTCTGCTGCAATCACGGTGCCTATCGACCTGGCTTTGGCTGACTACGAGTCCAGAATGGCTAACGCTTTAGGCGTACTGTGCTCGTATGAGGACGTACTGCTCTCGAATGTGATAGTGCGGATTGTGGCTTGGAAGCCAGACAAACAATGAGCGCGGGCCTGCCATTATTTTTACGAAAAGCCTTGACTTTGGCTTTTACATATTGTATAATTGAGACGCTAAATTTGATGAAAGGAAAACTGCACGATGTTTGCTGCTATGATGAACAAACAGAATAAATTGCAAAAGCTGTGGAGCAATTGGAATCTCTTCGGCTGTTTTGTGTTGTCTGTTTGTGCAAATCATAGTGCAGTGATGGTTGAATAAAATCATCCAAGTATCGGCTGTTTTCCATACTTTGCACGATATGAGCACCTGTCAGACGCACAACGCCTGATGGGTGCTTTTTTGATGCAGAAAATCAAAATCAGGTCACTCTAATGCCGCTGGAGTGAATTCCAGCCAGGCTTATTAAAGTGTATGCTATTATACATAATGTATATTCGAGGATTCGCCAAACGGTAAGGCATCAGGCTTTGACCCTGACAACGGTTGTTCGACTCGACCATTCTCGGCCAACGCTCACTTTCATGCGCATCGGAAGTGAGATTCCTCAAAGCTGTGTTCCCATAAGCAAGGCACGGAAGATGCGCGACAAGTGCTCGTAACTCAATCGGTAGAGTACCCGACTTTTAATCGGGGTGTTCGGGATTCGATTTCCCGCGAGCGCACCATGCCCGGCAGAGCATTATCTGCCACTTTTGTGGGTGTATAGCTCAGTAGGCAGAGCGGCGGACCGTTAATCCGTTTGTCGCAGGTTCAAATCCTGCTACGCCCGCCATAAGCTCCTCTGGTGAAATTGGCAGACACAGTGCGCTCAAACCGCACCGTTTTGAGGGTTCGAATCCCTCGGGGAGTACCATGTCCGGCAGTACAACAACTGCCATTTATGGGTTGTTAGCTCAGCTGGTAGAGCAACGGACCGTTAATCCGTGGGCCGCAGGTTCGAATCCTGCACAACCCGCCATATGCTCCAGTGGCGAAACTGGCAAACGCGGCGGCTTTAAGTCCCGTTTTACTCTGGGTTCGACTCCCAGCTGGAGTATCTATATAGGGGTGTAGCTCAAGTGGTAGAGCAGCGGTCTCCAAAACCGCTTGTTGCATGTTCGAGTCGTGTTACCCCTGCCACAATAAGAAAAGCCGTCCTCGCATAAGAGGCGGCTTTTTGTTTTGGAGAGTATACAGACCAAAAAACTAAACCACAAGTTGATTGCGAACTTGCGAAAACATGGTATAATAATATCAGAACGAAACGAAAGGAGATACCCCAAAATGCTGTGCAACACTGTTAATGTCATGTCGTATGAGTATAGTTACGAATATTCTGAGTTCATGTCCTTTGAACGCAGTTTTATTTCTCATACTCCTCGACAGGCAAAAACAGACCATGTACAGATGCGGTGCGTCTTCTAAGCGATAACTGCATGTCATAGCTGCTTGTCGAGATTTCGGCAGGCAGCTTTTTTGTTGCCTGCAATACAGAAAGGCAGCAAGAAAAATGAACGTTCCTACTATTGATATCCAGCAGACAGGTGCCAATATCAAGGCCCTGCGAAAGGCAGCAGGCATAAAGGTGAAGGATGTGGCAGACATGCTCGGTGTGTCTCCGCAGGCGGTTGCTAAATGGCAAGCTGGAACCGCGCTTCCAACCATTGATAACCTTGTGATATTAGCAGCGATGCTGGATACCAAGATAGATGACATCTTAGTCATCGCATAAACCCTCGCCGCAGGATTGCGGCTATATATGGCCCGTTGGACGAATTGGTAGAGTTGCCGCCCTTTCAAGGCGGAGGTTATTGTGGGTTCGAAACCCACACGGGTCACCATGCTTCTGTAGCTCAGTTGGTAGAGCAGCGGTCTGAAGAACCGCGTGTCGCTGGTTCGATTCCAGCCGGGAGCACCATATGTGTCGGTATGCAAGAGGTTAAAGCAGGCGGTCTGTAAAACCGCTCCGTTTCGGTTCGCTGGTTCGAATCCAGCCCGGCACACCATAAGGCCCCTTCGACAAGTTGGCCTAAGTCACCACACTCTCAATGTGGAGTCGGCAGTTCGAGTCTGCCAGGGGTCATACAAGCACCTATGTCAAAAAGGTGCATTATGCAGAGGTCGCCTAACGGTAGGGCAGCAGCTTGCTAAGCTGCCGTCGCGGAAATCGCGGCATGTGAGTTCGAATCTCACCCTCTGCGCCATCTGCTTGCTTGTTCGAGTGGTTGATGAAATCGGTCCAGAAAACCGACGATGGGAGACTGTCCGAAGGTTCGAATCCTTCAGCAAGCGCCACTGCCCTCATTCTGTGCGGTATCCGTGCAGGTGAGGGCTTTTTCTTTTGCTTTTCGCTTCGAATTTCGGACTCGAATGGCGTTAATGGTCGGATATTCTTGATTATACATGCCTTTGCTGTATGGCAAATAGCTCCAAACAGTATTGGTTTTTACACCCAATTCTTCTGCAATTTCAGGAACTGACATACCGTTCGCACGCAGCTTCCCGATTTTTTCTGATGTTTCATCTGACCAGGCCCCGGCCGTAATCAGTATTTTGCGCACTTTCTGCAATGAGATGCCTGCACGTTTGGCAATGGTTCTTCTAGGTATACCTTGCTCATGGAGCCGGAGAACCGTCTGCATTGTCGCGTCCATCTTATCAGTACCTCGTCGTTATCGATTTTTGTATTGCCCTAATTGTTGTACTTTAATCATACAGCAAAGCAACAAAATTGTCCAGGAAGCAAAAGTGCCTTCATTTGCCACTGATTCATCCGTTCGGAACGATATCGAAAATACCTTGATATTATTCCGATGCAATATTCCGATAAGCCGACTTTGTTCCGCAAATTGTGGATTGGATTCCTACCAAAGTTTGAAAGCAGAATGTTTCATCTATAGCTGCAAGGCTTTGGTGAGGACGTTCACGGAATCAGTCCTTGACACCTCCCACGATTGAAATCGTGGGCTTTCCCGGCCTTCGTTTGGTAAATCTAACGGCAGGATACTGCTCAAAGGTACAAATCCTTCAGCAAACGTCACAATCTCCAAAGTCAGCGATTGTTCGTAAATTTATGGAGGACTGCTTTCTTGTTTAGCACCACAATTTGTGATATAATAGCGAAAGAAAACAATGAATAATGGAGTGCCATAAAATGCAGAAATACGATTTCATCAAGAAGCAATATACGCCGTACACCCCACCTCAGAACGGGCATTGCGACATCATGGTTCATGCCAACGAAGAGCTCAATTGTGCTGCGTGCGGACGTACCATCAACGAGCACAACGCATATACGTCTGCGGCCATCCAAAACGATATTGGCATTGGCTATCTGATTTGCAAAAGCTGCTATGAGCACGAGCTCGAAATCAGAAAAGCTGTAAAATAAGGGTCCAGCCGCCTCCATAAGGAGGCGGCTTTTTTGCTTGTAAAAATATGTATAAACTGTTACCATTTAGCGCTTTCCGTTGTGAGAAATTGCGAACCGCGGTATAATTAAAGTGTAGAAAATGAAAGGATTTTTACCGTATGTACATTGATTTCACGAGCAAGCAGTACTCTTTCATCCTGCACGCTCTTGCCATCATGATAGCGTTTTATAGCAACGATTTTTCCTCTATCTGCAAAGAGGTTGGAGAGGCTTATGGAGTAAGCGAAGCAGACATTGCAAGTGCTTGCGCTGCTCTGACAGCTGTGAACGTAACGGCACCTGTCAAAAGTTTATCTAACAAGTGCAGCGACATTCTGGAAGATATACTGCATCATGCACGAGAACTGCCGGAAAAGGATGCTCCGTATAAGTACAGCGTTGGCTTGGATACTCTTTCCTGGAAAGTAGTTGCTGATGCACTGGATACATACTCACGTATTTTGATGGGGCAATTTGGCGTCATTTATGAAGCCCTCGATATTTCTGGTAACGATGAGCAGCACTTCCAGGCGTATCATGATGCACGCTGGAATGGGGTGGGGGTCCTCGAAGCCCGTGACCTTCTGATTCCACCGCTCAAAAAGATAAGGCTTGGTTGGAATGGGAACTTTGGTATTTCAAATTCAGGACTTGCCTACAACAGCAAACTGGCATACGAGATTCTTAAAACCATTCGATATGCGACAGAGAAACGAGATAGCTCCGTTCTGAAAGTGACAAAAGAGCCGCTGCCGCATGTCGATGGCTCTTTCCAAATCAAAGCACTGTGAACAAGATTGGAGGTTTTCCGGGGTGGGCGACCACATCATTTCTTTCTTAGATATCTGCGCAATGCGCGGTCAGCTGGTTTTGGCAAAGGCACCGTCCATCCCGGCTATCAATAACAAAACTGTGTATTGTACCGGCGCTCACAAACACGGAGAGGACCGCTGCATTGTCCTTGACGGCGAGGAGTACAGCCAGATTCTTTTTGTTAACGGAACAATAAAACTGTATTGGCAGTGAGGTGTCATTGTGGACAATATCATTGTGAACAGCGCTCTTTGGTATGCCGAGCAGAGCAGTCAGTTTCTTTTGAATTCTGGGGCCAACAAGCTGCTGGATAAGGGCTATGACTATTATGTGAAAGAATTTATTCCGCTTGGGCACCGCCTTATCCAAAACGGTCAGATTGCCGCCGATGCGATGGATGGGGAACTTGCCGCACAATTTTCGATGGCATACGTCGCAAACTATTGGCGTGCAGCAAAAACCGTGTACAATTTCGCTCCGGAATTTCTCAGAACATTAGCCGAGACTGAGGACGCACCGATTTATTCCGATATCATGATGCGGCTGCCATATAGGGATTTTGTCGTCAATAACCCACGACTAAAGTCGCGGGCTTGCATCAGCGAGTCTACGCTTTAGAAGTGTCCGAAAGGATATGTTGACTACCCTAAGTGCTTCGAGCACTCCGTTATAAGCGAATAGATAGTTACCGTGCGGCGTTAATCCTAACTGCACGCTCTAAGACAACACATCACGTAAAGCTGAGGCAAAGCCGACAGGTGTGGTTGTATCAAACCGCTTATGACCTTGGGGAAGGATTTTTACCCTCTTCGGAGGAGTGAGCAGCTTCCTTTTAGCTGCAATTTTATCGAAAGGAGCATAGCATCATGCAATATGCGTATGTACTTAACAAGCGCGGCGAGCCCTTGATGCCTTGCTCACCCGGAAAGGCTCGCATCTTGTTGAAACAGCAAAAAGCTTGCGTTGTAAAACGCACGCCGTTCACCATCAAACTCCTGCATGGAAGTGCGGGATACAAACAGCCTATCACTCTTGGTGTAGATGCGGGCAGCAAGCATGTTGGCTTGTCTGCATCTACAGAGAAGCGCGAACTCTACAGTGAGGAGTTCACTCCTCGCAACGATGTAGTAGAATTGCTATCTACGCGCAGACAGAACCGCCGTTCAAGGCGAAATCGCAAAACTCGTTACCGTGCGCCAAGATTCAATAACCGTGTACACAGCAAACATAAGGGTTGGCTTGCACCTTCGGTAGAAGTAAAAATCCAAGAGCACATTACTGTTATCAAGCGCATCTGTCGAATTTTGCCTATCACTCTTGTAAGAGTAGAAACTGCAGAGTTTGACACGCAACGCTTAAAAGCAATGCTTGCCGGAAAGCCTCTGCCGGTAGGAACCGACTACCAACTCGGTGAGATGTACGACGAATACAATGTTCGCCAGTATGTTTTGAAGCGTGATAACTATACATGCCAATGCTGTGGTGCTCATACCACCGCAAAGAAAACCGTCAAGCTGCATGTACATCACCTTGAAAGCCGTAAGGTGGGCGGTAATGCACCAAGCAACCTTATCACTTTGTGTACCACTTGCCACAACAACCTCCATAAAGGGAAGATAACACTTGACGGCAAAAAACGTGGTAAAACGCTTCGCGATGCGGCTTTTATGGGTATCATGCGTAACACACTACTGACACGCCTACGCAACGAACTTAATATTCCAGTACAAAACACATATGGCTATATAACCAAGTTGTTACGTGAACAAAACGACATCAAGAAAAGCCATGTTAACGATGCCCGTTGTATTAGCAAGCATCCACTAGCTAAACCTTGCAGTGTTTGTTACCGCACGAAGGCAATTCGACACCACAATCGGCAAATCCATAAAGCGAAAATCTTGAAAGGTGGAATTCGAAAAGCAAATCAAGTGCCCTATATCGTTAAAGGATTTCGCCTCTGGGACAAGGTGCTCTATAACGAGCAGGAATGTTTTATTTCAGGACGCAGGTCATCGGGATATTTCGCTTTAAGAAAATTCGATGGTACAACCATTACGAATAGCATTTCATTTAAAAAACTGCGACTATTAGAGCCTGCAACAAACTATTTAATCGAAAGGAAGTGAATGGGCAAATCCTCCCACGACTGAAGTCGCGGGTATCCTTGCCATGATTGATGATGCCCCTGAAAAACACAAATCTAAGGGCTGGACCAACGCGATGCCAAAAAACAAACGAAGCTAAAAAAGCCACTTGCACAAATGTGCGAACCGCCTAAAATAATAATTGCATAACAGATACCATCACTTACCTCCTAATTGAACATTAAATTAACAATCTGTCATGCACAAGTAAGCAGACTCTCTTTTGAGGGCCTGCTTCTTTTTTTGTATGTATTGATTAGAAACAAAAATATTTCAGAAAGGATGAATACTATGACCACAAATACCAAGAACAGTTTTACCAGGTTCGCGGCTGCCGCAAAAGATTGCTTCTATGTGAATTCTTTTCGCGCAGACTTAGTTCAGTGCGACAGGGCCTTGAAAATGGACGGCGAGATGCACGTCGAAGCGGAATGCTGGATGAACATTTTGGATGCCCTGGACGATAACGACATCAAGATGTATGTCGATAACGAATACCGTCCCGGACTTCTGAACCCGTTCCATAAATGGTGACGCTCCAAAAACAAGTCAATAACCCACGACTAAAGTCGCAGGCTTGCTCCGGCAAGTCTGCACTTTAGAAGTGTCCGTAAGGATATGTTGACTACTATAAGTGCTTCGAGCACTCCGTTATAAGCGAATAGATAGTTACCGTGTGGCGTTAATCCTAACTGCACGCTCTAAGACAACACATCACGTAAAGCTGAGGCAAAGCCGACAGGTGTGGCTGTATTAAACCGTTTATGACCTTGGGGAAGGATTTTTACCCTCTTCGGAGGAGTGAGCAGCTTCTTTTTAGCTGCCAGAGCGCCTCTATTCGTAGTGGTGCTTTCATAGTCGCTATGGTCTTTGTTGCCATACAAAATATATTTTATTTTCAAAGAAAGGAATTGCCCTGATTGATGAGACGAACAATGGTCGTAAGCGTATTTGCGGGCTGCGGAAAAACATGGCTCGCGAATCACCAAAACAAATATGGCTATTCAATGCGGGATAGTGATAGTTCTACTTATGAAAAAACTACCGGATGGGAAAAAGAATACATAAATAGCTTCATGAAAGAGGCAAAATCAGGAAAATATGATTTTATCTTCGTTTGCCAAACGGAATCCGTCATAGACGAAATGGATAGGCAGAAGATTCCCTATGTAATTGTCGAACCTGACAATATCGTATGGAATGAACAAGAATCCAAAGAGCGAGCAAAGGAAAGACAAATCATTAAGCAGCAATGGTTCGGCAGGTTTATACTTCGAGATAATTCCCATATCAAAAATTTTTCAAAGTGGCTGAACCACATGAAAGATATTTACGATGAACGAACGGGACTTGGTTTCATCGTAAAGCATAATCCGGTATCGTTTTTCGTCTTAAAGCAAAACCAGTACCTTTCGGATATCATCGATGACCTGTACTGGAAAAAGCAACATTGTGATGCATACATAGTTTAAGAAATGGTGGTCTTATAAAAGATGACCTTACACTGGCAGACAGAAGTTGGACATGCAGTGGCTGCGGTACAACACATAACCGCGACCACAATGCCGCTATAAACATACGTAATGTTGGATTGTTGGGATTATATCCCGCATAAATCCAATTTCCTCACTCCCGCTATGCCGCCCGCAACAGCGGTGAAAGCTCATAGATACTTGGTCGCACGGACGGAACCGTGCTGTAAAAATCCATTGAGTGAGAATTATTGGAATCCTGCGGGATTTTAAGCCCCTCCTTCAGGTGGAGGTTGTTGACATATGAATAAAGCCCTTGAAATTAACTCGAATAAAGCCGTTCTTCTCAGCATCAAGAAGCAATGGCTTGAAAAAATTCTGAGCGGAGAAAAGACTATTGAGGTCCGAAAAACTATGCCGTGGGAAATTAGCTATCCTTTTGTAGTATTTTGCTACGAAACCAAAGCTAACGGTGGTGCTGGAAAAGTGACTGCCGCATTTGTTTGCCGTGACATCAATACACTCGATTGCCTGCGTGAGCTTCCGGCATATGCTATTGGTACGGAAGTGACCGCAAAGACCGCTCAATTCGTGAAGGACAGCTGCCTTACCGCAAATGAGCTGATTGCATACGGCAATAAGTCCGGCACTCTTTATTGCTGGAACGTTTCTGATGTCCAATCTATGGATATGTCGCTGCGAGAGCTCGGCGTTAAGCGAGCACCACAGTCCTGGATGTATCTGCTAGTTCCTGACGACAAGACGTTCTGAACGATGCCTGTTGGGCTGTCTGCGTGTGCGGACCAAGCAAAACATCTACTGCACGATAGAATAAATCGTGCGAACAACGCAGACTCTCGATTCTTGAGGGCCTGCTATTTTTTTTATTTCAGGAGGAAACATCAATGATTCTTTATCATATCATGGCAGACACCGGATGCCTGCCGGACGATGTTGTTCCGCAGATACCAACGAATCGGATGAAAGGGGAGGACCAGGAAATCCCAAGAATTTGTCTTGGGCATACCCTTGACGACTGCCTGACCAGCATCGGCATTGCGCATTTTGTCTCAAAATTCCTGCTCGCTGAGCTGCGTCAGAACAAAAAATACTCCAAGGACATGCCGTTACCGTTCATTGTCCGAATGTACAACATCAAGGACGAAGACCCGAATCTCTTGACCGAGGAAGAAACACAGAAATATGTGGCGGATTCTGTCGTGACCAGTGAATGCTGGCTCACAAGATACGAGAAACCCGTCAAAATCCAGAAACTTTGGCTTGTGGGCGGCGAAGTGGTGCTTTGGCCCTATATCGTTGACGGCGTTGTATACAATTACCCAATCGTCCGTAACTCAATTTGGGCAGACAGCAAAACCTTGCCGGACCCGGAATTTCAGAATCAAATCATGGATATCACTCAGAAATGGCTTAACGAAGCCTGAAAAAGAAGCACATCAAAAGCTCTTGCACATCCTTGCGAATTCCATAGTATTAAAGTTGTACGACAGATAACATCTACTTTGCACACCGCGTGCTCGTACAATTCATAATTCTGTTCTCATTCAAGGCAGACTCATCTTCATGATGGGCCTGCCTTTTTTTGTTTACAGAAAAAGGAGGAATTCAAAACAAACCACAAATCTCTAATCACAATCTTCCGCTACAAGGAAAAGACACAAAAAAGGAGTCACAAAATGAAAGTCGAAAAGAATAATAACAGCATTTTTCGGAACAAGCATGTCCTGGTTGTCGTCGCGGTGATGTGTATTTTTACCATCATCGCCTGCATGGGTTTTATGCTTTCTGTTCCTGCACACGCAGAGGAAAACATAGCTCCCAAAACCGAACCTATCGCTTTTTCCACTCCCATTGAAACGGTGAATGAGCTCGATAAAGCGTTCCCGATAACGGAAACTTCCGAAGAAGCGCAGGAGGAAATTATAACTGCTGAGGTCGAATCTTCCGATGCTGCAGAACCGGAACCACGGATTGAGACCGCAGAAGCAGCCATCGAAGAAGCCAAACCGAAACCCGAAACAATCCCAGATAATCTCAACGACAATGAGCTTGAAATCTACACAGCTCTGCGGTCCGCTGGCCTTTCAAAGGCCGGTACTGCCGCAGTGATGGGCTGCATGTCGATGGAAAGCGGTCTAAAAGCCTCGGCCGAAAACCCTTCGGATGGCGGCTATGGACTCCTGCAATGGACTTATAGCCGAAAGACAGACCTTTTCAACTGGTGTTATGGCAATGGCTATGACCCCAACACCGTTACGGGACAGGTGATGTTCTTCGTGTATGAGCTCAATAGCACATACAGCAAGGCCGCCAAATACTCATATCCGGTGTACGAAACTCTCACTACAAGCGACAGCCTGGAAGATTGCCTTTCGATGTTCTTCTCCCATATGGAAGCAGGAACCAACGTGATAATCTCTTCCCGCAAAGTCTATGCAGGAGGGCTGACCACGTTAGACCTGTACCGCAAACGCTTAACTGCCGCTTACAAATACTTCATTTGAATTAGGAGGAAGTCACAATGAAAGCAACCGTTTATCTGTCCCGAAAACTCTTGAACCAGTTAAAGGTAAAAGAAACCGAAAGCAAAGACCTTATGCTAACCCATAACCTACACAACATCATCATCAACGGTAAGCGTGTTGGCTGCTCTGGCCACATTCAGAACGTTCTCAACAATAAGTGCGTTTACGTCAGCACTGAAAAGAGTTGCTATCAGCCCTTGTCTGACAAGAACATGGTTCGCTATGCCGCCAGTATGAAAGATTACTCCTCTGTATCGCTCGGCGCAAAAGGACGTAATCAGTTCGTGACCAATGATGAGTTGGTTGGGAAAATCATTGATATGCTCCGATAAGGGCATAAACAGAAAGAGAAAAAACTCATGAAAACCGGCATCAAGAGTCAGATAGTAATAGTATCTGCTGTGGCAGCTGTTCTGCTCATTGTTATGAGCGTCTGCGCAATTGCGGAGAGCATTACCTTTGAGAAGGTTGCTGCTCTCACTGCAAGCGCACTTACCTTAAACAAATGCTGCGGCATCCTGTTAAACTAAGGAGAAAAAATCATGAAGAATAAATACAAAGTTGTTGCCTTGGTTCCTTTGGAGTTCTCTGTTGAGGGAAACTCCGATTCCAAAGAGGCAATCGAATCCGTCAAAAACATTTTCGAAGCGTGTCGGGATGATAACGACTGCGCGGACATCGTTTTTGATGGCATCGAAGAGTCACTTCGTCACGACAGTATCGAGTACAAAGTTGAAGCCGCCCAGCCTGAACCTGAGGTGAAGGCAAATTCCGATATCCGTTCTGTTGCCTCCGATATCTGCGACGTCTTCGAAAACTATCTCGACGAAAACGGTGTCTATATTGTGTGTGACGATGCAGACGAGGAGCAAGACCGAAAAGCAAACGAAAGCGGCGCGATGTTGTATGGCATGGAATATTGGCATCTTGTCGAAGATGTCGAGTTCCGTGTGAATCATATAAATGCACAATACAAGCTGTTCACCGTCTTTGATATTATGGAGGTATTTGATAAACTTCTCATTTCTAAAAAACTTGGTGACTTTGTACCGAGCGGCGAAAATCGTTACCGTTTGTATGCAAAAATCCTGAGCTGTCTGCGTTCTATCAGGGAGAAATTGTAATGAAAGGCTGGAATAGTTCTAAGCACCCCATTCTCACCGCAAACCAGATGCCTGCGCCGATTCATTGGAACCCAATGAACGAGGATTGGAAAATGCGGCTTACCAAAAGCCAGATTTACAACACCTCTTCTGGTTTCGATACTCAAACGCTCGATGCTATGAAGAAGCTGCATGACAAAATCCTCACATTTGGCGGGGATGAAGTCTGCATGACGGAATTTGACGAAGACGCCCCAAAAATCCTCAAACGCGGTCGGTTCTTTTATGGCAGCAGCTATATGAGGAAAGGCCAGGATTGCCAGTGCCATTACAATTCTGCACGGCTTTGGTATAAAAACAAAGACCGGTGCTTTATTGCAACGGGGTATGCTCTTTCCGAAGACGGGCTCTGGCGCTGTCATTCCTGGGTCGTTCAGCCAATGGCACGCACCGTTCGCGTGTGGGAAACCACCGTCAAGCGTGTTGCCTATTTTGGCGTGGTTTTGACCAGCGAGGAATGCGAAGACTTTGTCGAGAACAACACATAACAATTGAGGAGGTTACCCAACATGGGTGAACAACTACATTTCAGTATGGATGGTGAGTTCCTCACCGCCATTGCACGTGACTGGTTCTGGAATATGGACAAGCCGTATAAAAAGTGTGAGGAGCTGCTGCTCTCCTGCATGATGGGTGGCAACGAGGAAGAAAAAAGGCATGTTTGCCAGGACATTATCGAAGGCCGGAAAAAACTTGTTGGTATCAATGAGTTTAAACTTGTCGATGACAATGTTCGTGTTCGTTCCCTCGGGCAGAAGGTTGAGGAGCTTCAACACAAGATGCTGGTCAGTCAGATTCGTGAGGATATGATTGTGCATCCACTCAAGTACATCGACCGTTTCGCTATGTCATTCGATTATGATACGCTTTGTAAGGATGTAGAGCGTCATTATATCGATTATAGCTATGACAGCATCAAGGACTATGTTATTGGCGATGCGGGTTACCCCGATGCCTTTAACAATGGTGCGTGGCTGCTCAACCGTCCTGACCTTGTGGCAGAATTCAACGGCGAACCGCTTCCTGAGCAGGAATCCAACCCGGAATTCTACAAAACCGATTTTTGGACCAAGCTTGCCTCTTGGATTGAAGCAAACATGAAAGGCACATCCGTTGAACGCCGTCAGCGACTGTACAACAGCTATATCAGTGATAGACCCATTCAGCATCAGCTGACCGAATATGGTCTGATTGCTCCCGATGGCACCTGGTATGCCTGCGAGTTTGGCGAGCACGCTGCCCTGGCTGGCCGCATCATCATGCGCAATCGAGAAACGTTTGGTCTTTCTGACCATGAAGTTCTCAATATGGCGTATGACTGGAGCGGCAAGGGTCTCGATTTCCTATATAAACGCGGTTGGATTGCCATTCGTAATCCTTCGATGGGCAATACATTCCTCGATATGGATGAGACCAAAACCGCAACAAAAGCTCAAGTAAATACCATTTTTGACTATATTTCTAAATTCAACCGCTATGACATGAATATTTCTAAAGTTATGGTTGACTAAAAAGGAGATTTTATTATGACTTCCAATATGACTATGACCGCTATTTCCATCTGTGATTTCCTGAAACTCATCGTGAAAAGCACGGTTGAGCATTACACCGAGGATTTCAAGCTGGACATAAAGATTTTTAAGCGCTATGCAAAAGAAGCGCAGGAAACTGGAAAGCCCGTATCGATGCTCTGGTTCTGCCGCTCTTGTGGAACGTATCTCTGCCCTGAGGAAGATGCGTACAAGAAAGATACTCCTATGTTCATCACGTTCAAATACTATGATGAGCAGGAAGAGGAAGAAGCCCGGACCATTAAGGCTTTTCTGGTCACCGTGACAGGGATGGAAGGACAAAAGCCAGTTGGCTATATCACTCCCATCAACTATGCGGATGAATGTGACCGCATTCGCCGTTACGCAGTACCTGCCGAAAAGGTCGAGCTCGTCTATGATAAAGGTTCCCTTGTCCAGAACAATGGCAACTATACGATTCTGAAGCATCCCAAGCTTGGTACACTTCAGAAAACGAAATTCTTGGCCGATGACCCTGACGCGCTTGATTATGCGCTGCATATGGCTCGCAATGAGAGAAAGGCAGGGTGACAGCCATGAAAACGATGGTTACATTGACTCACGAAGAAGCCCAAAGTTATTTGGCGTACGCTCTGATTTGCGAAACGATGGAAGGCTCTCGCTGGAATAGTGGTTGCCGTCGCAGACTGTATAGTCAGACGTTCACCCGCCGTGAGCAGCAGCGTATTTCTCACATCAAATCCATCGCCCACAAGTGGTATCTCGTCACGGGTGTGCCGGAAAAGGTGCGTATGAGCTACGACAACTACTTGTTGTGGCAGCGCCTTGCGGAGTTTTGCGCAACCGTCTGAATATCACCAATTACATTCAAGGGGCTTCCTTTTTTAGGGAAGCCCTTTTTTGTATGCTTTTCCTGTGCAAATCAGCCGTTGTTATTGTACGATAGATGACATGCAATTTTGCTATTGCCTACGCAAACAAGCGATGATTCTTCTTGCTAAAACGTGCGAACGGAATAGAATAATAGTTGCATGATAGATATCATTCATTCAGCGACATTTGTTGCTGTACAATTCACAACCTGTAAAGCAATAAGCAGATTCATCATTCCGATGGGTCTGCTCTTTTGTTTGCAAAAACGCGATGGAGATTGTCTCAAGAGTCGCACGAATATCCCACGACACGGGAAAATAATGAGCGGAAGTTACATTAAATTCGTTTTCAATTTCGATGAGGTTTCTGGCAGTGATGTTCAGGATTGCATGTATCGTGTTGCCAAAAAAATTGCAGAAGACGTTCCTCACAATGAACGCCTGAAAGCAAATATCGTGGATTTTATTGCGGACGCGGTTCCTGAACACATGACAGAAAAAATCTGTAAAAAGATTTCCTCTGAAAATGGCATGATGGAGGTCCTGCACAATGAGCGATACCTTATCATCAAGGAAGAACTCTACGCCATTCTCGCTACTGAAATCGGCGACACAATCAATAATGCCGAAACTCTTCCTGATTCCTACTACATCAGCGACACCGGCAGTCCTGATATGAGCGACGAAAATACTATCATCTTTGGTGCTTTTGAGACGAAAAAGATGAGGGACTTCGCTGCTCGTATTGACGAAATGCAGATGAATACAGCTTGGAATCTCATTTGCCTTGCGGGTGCGGATTCTCATACGCTGACACTGGATATGATGCAGAATCTTTATGGAAAAGGCTCGACGTTGCTCCTTTCTTCCGCCATGGACATTCTGGCAGGAGAATTTTCTTTGGAGAGTTTTGCGGTTGGGTTCAAGGACGGATATATGCAAACGTTCCCTAACCGAGAAATTCAGGATGACATCAGCAAACATCCGGAAAACTACATCGCAATTGACCTTTTGGTTAAGTAAACAACTGCAAAAAATTATCGCACAGACGGCGGATGAGGTTTTCTCAACCTTCTGAAATCCAAAACTGCAAATACTAATTATAGCCGCTTACCGCAAGGTAGGCGGTATTTTTTTACTTGCCAAAATGTGCGAACGGCATAGAATAGTAATTGTACGATAGATATCATTCCAAATCGAATAGGCTTCATGCCTTTCGTACAATTTACAATTTCGCTTAAAGGGCGGACTTCTCAATTCTGAGAGGCCCGCTCTTTTTGCGTCCAAAACGCAAAAGGAGTTTGTATCATGAACAAAACTGTACCAACCATCGAGTTAAACCCAACCGACGATATCAAGTTCATACTTGAGGAGTCCGGCTGCTATGAGTCTGAAATTGAAATGATGAAGGCCGGTGGCACCTATGATGCGTTTGTCAAGCGTGTCTATGATGCCATCGACTGGTCTCATCTGTTTGAGCGTATTACTCAGATGGAAAACGAAGCCATCACGGCAGCTATCGACAAATTGTCTGATAGCATGATTTGATTGTCAGGAGGTAAATACTATGTACATTCTCATTAAAAACCAGGAAGGCGAAAACATGAATCTGCTTTCCCAGAACACCGATTTCAACGCCCTGCTGGCAGCCATGAAAGCTGACATTGAGGCAGAGTACGAAAAGGCAACAGGCTCTGCGATTAACCTGGATGAAGATTCCGGCAGCGATTATGAAGTCGGTATCAACGTTGAGGACAGTGCTGCTGAAGGCTTCTGCCTCGCATCCGGGTATATGTACGGCGCAGACAGCAATTTTGACTGGGGTATTTTCAAAGTAAAGTCTCAGAAAAGCAATACCGCAGCAAAACCCTACATTGGCCTGGATATGAACAAGTTCTTTCGGCAGAAAATGCTGCTGATTGACCTCTCGGCAAAAGTAAAGGACCTCGGCTATGACCATCTGGCCGATGAGCTTTGGGGCGCAATCGGTGTCTTCGACGCTGTACAGGATTCAGCTGAAGGAGACGGTGTTTTCACTGCTCCGGAAGCGGATGAAGAAACCGGTCTGTTCCTTGACGATTTTTATAACGACGTTCTGGAAAAGATTCTGAACGCCGACAAGAAAAAGGAGGAAAAGTAAGCCATGAAACTCTACATCCAAGGCGAACACGGTAAGCTCCTAACTTTCACCCCGGAAGAAATCAAGGAAAAGCTCGGTATTCCATTCGATATTGCTGCTCTTGGCATCGAGGTAGATGATGGCGACACCACCATCAGGGCTCAGTCATACCCCAAATGGGATTATCAGAACGGGAACCCGCCCATTGACCTCTGTGTCAATGAAATGCAGGTTGGCTCACTGGCTATGCCGACGCCCAACATTCCGGCTCCCGTCATTTATCTTTATGATGAACAGGGGCAGGATGAATTGGATTGGTTTGCATGTACCAGCTTTGCACCCCGTGCATCTGGTGACGAAAGTTCTCACGTCGTCTTCTGTGACATGAGTTTTGGCAATGCGTTTGCTACCACAGACGTTTTTGTGAATCCGCGCAAGGGAATTCCTTTCGTGCAGTGTTCCACTGAGAATCAACTTTCTGATTTCAGGAAAGCTGATTCCCATGAATAATATCTGACTCGTATCTTTGCGGTCGTTCCTTTTGGAGCGGCCGCTTTTTTGTTTTTTAGTTTTGTTGCACAAATGTGCGACTCTCATAAAATGAAAATTAGGGAGGTGCTGTTTTGAAAATTCAGAGAATCATGCCTGCAACTACTCATTCCATGAAAGACGCGTTACCGCTTGGGACTATCCTGACGGTGAAAAATGTTGCAGACCAGAAATATATTGTGGTCGGCTATGACACAAGTTCTTTTCCGCACAACTACTATGCGGTTCCCTGGCCGCAAGGGTATATGGGTGAAGAAAATATGTACCTGGTAGGATTTGATGATATTGCGAAAGTTCTGTGTCGCGGCGGAATCAATGAGGAATCCAGAGTTTTCTTGCAGGCACTGGATGATGTGTTGAACGGGAGGTGACACGGTGACGGTAAAAGAGCTGAAGCATATGCTTGAGAACGCGGACGACGATGCTGTCGTCGTTGTGCGAAATAACTGGGCTCCGGCGGAATTCCTGAATACCTCTGCTCGGAAGATGGTGCTTGTGAAAGCAAATGGCAAGCTCATGACGCCGAAATGGGCCGAGGCGAGCGGGTATATCTGCGAAGGGCCTGCTATGTCGGCAATTTTATTCGATTGAGGTGAGAAAAATCATGCCCGATAAAAAAGTGGCCACGCAGGCATCTGATGGACCCTGGGAACGCGAAACCATCATCACATTCAATGATGCAGAGAAGAAAGCATCCTACTACACCTGCAACAAAGCTCGTATGGAACAGCTAAAAGAGCTTGCCAAAGAATACCCTGATGCTGTTAAAATCACGCGGGATGAGGACTGGTGTATGGAGGCAGATATGCCCAAGAAATGGGTCAAAATCAAGCCGCCTCGCAAGCTGACCGAAGAGCAATATGCGGAACTGGTCAGACGCGGCAAAGAACTTGCAGAACGGCAGCGGCAGCTAAAAAACGAAACGAAGAAATAAACCGGCTTCATATGCCGGAAGAGGAGAATATAAAATGTACAATTCTTACAGCGCATTGAATCTTTTGGGCGGTATGCTCTATACGATGATTCTTCTGGTAGTGGCGTATTTTGTGCTCAAAATCGTCGCCAATTGGAAAATTTTCGAGAAGGCCGGGCAGCCTGGCTGGGCATCCATCGTCCCGTTCTACAGCAACTACATCGAATTCAACATTTACTGGGGGAACGGCTGGTTGTTTCTGATTCCGGTCGTGCTGAGCCTTTTGTCTGGCATCCCGCTGCTCGGCAATCTGTTCCTGGTTGTTGCTCTCATCATCGGTGCTATTACCAACTACAAGAAAGCTGTTGCGTTCGGTGAAGGTATTGGTTTCACGATTGGTCTTTGCCTTCTGAATCCGGTGTTCAACATGATTCTTGCTTTCGGCCATTATGAGTATCACGGTATCCCGCAGGATGGCTATTCCTATTCTCAGCTCAAGACCAAATATGAGGAAAAGAAAGCCGAACAGCAGAACAACCCCAGCACTGTTCAGTACCAGGCCCCCGAAACTCCCAAAGAGCCGAGCCAGAATGTTCAGTATCAGACTCCGAATGCTCCTGCTGAAGTCAAGACCCCGCCGACTCAGCAGAATCAAAATCAGGACAATGGCTGATATTATCTGGGTCGTTGTGTTTCTCTGCGTTCTCATCGCGTCCTGCTTTGGAATGTACTATTTCCAGGGTGAGAACAAACAAAAATTTGTGTTTTGCTTTTTGCTGGTAGCATTATCTTTTGAAGTCCTTGCGTTTCGGCTTCTGGATATTGCGTATACGGTGATTAACGCAGCAATCAAAGCCGCATAATGACCTTTTTGCAATTCTCAAGCTGTTCTTTTGGCAGACCTTCCAATCGAGGGCCTGCCTTTTTTAATGTCGTCAGGAGGAAAAAACTATGAAAATTCGATTCTATACAACCAACAAGGAAGCTATTGTATTCGACCTTGAGGATATTTTGAAGCAGCTCAACATTGAAGAGCAGGTAGCCACTGTCGGCCTTGTCATTGAAAAAGACGAGGCCGAGGTTGAGGCAATCGCTCAGACAATACAAGACGATTATCCGAACATGTATCTCCAGGCAAAAGAATACGGACGGAATCTGACCTTGGCTTGTGCGGAGCTTCCGAACCCTACTAACCCGGATATTGTAACCTACCTCTATGCGGGCGATGATGCTACGGAAACTGACAGTTGGATTGCGAAAGTGAACAACACAATTCGTGCGCAAGGGGATAACAGTGAACGGCTCATCCATATTGACTCGAATCTCGCTGCCGTGGTAGAAGCAAACGAAACGGAACAAGGATACTATGCTTCCACCGTGTCGCAGCATGACAAGGCCACAAACGAAATGCTGAGTTTTCGACAGATTGCAGAGTCGTTGGAAGCTGTTGGAAATAACTACAAATACCAGAGTACAAACAATATTCTGACTTCAAGAACCAAAGCGGAAAGGAACTACATTGTCCGGCTTATCAAGATGTATTGCGACGATACCAAATACCTTTCCGGTGCTATGCCGCAAAGTGAGTACCCGTTCTGTGTCCAGAACGTTGACGCTCTGAACCAGCGTGATGCGCAGTGGTCCGAAATCAAAGAGTATCTTGCACAGGACGAGAATCACAACAAGCTGGATGTGATTCTTGGCTTCGTGCCGGATGAGGAGAGCGACAAGACTCTAATTCTGCACAGCATTGAAGAAAAAGGGAAGGCCATGTCTGATTCTGAAATCGAAAAAGCATATAATTTGCTGTTTGGTGACTGTAGCAATGAATGAATAATCTTGCGCTTTCGTGCGAGACCCGTATAATTTAGCTTGTACGATAGATACCATCTACTAAGCACACTGTGTGCTCGTACAATTCACACTTCGCTTTAAGGCGGACTTCCCACACCGGGAGGTTCGCCTTTTTGCGTACAAAAAAGGAGTTTAACTATGGATAACGTATGGACAAATCTTGGCAACCGACTCGAAACTGCTTGGAAAAGACCAACAAGGCCCAACTCTAAACGCCCGAAAGACGGTGAAATCATCGACGAAGAGAAATCGGTGCGCTGGAACAGGGAAGAGGTCGTTCGCCGACAGAAAGCCTGGGATACGGAATGCTCTCGGCTGAAGAAGGCGCAGAATGCAGAAATCGAACACATCTCGGAAGCTATCGAACTTCAAATTCAGGAAGACATCAAAGCCGAAACGAAACGCAGCATTTCCAAAAAGGCTGCAACCATCCTCTGGCAAAAAGCCTACGACCGTGGCCACGCCTATGGTTTCGCTGACATCTACTGTGCCATCGAAGACTACGAGGAGCTGGTTGTTGCCGTACTCACAAACGCTCGTTGAAAGAAAGGAAAATACCATGAAGCTGAATGAATACCTCGCTAAAAATGCCGTCAAGCTGATGATTAAGGGCTCTGGAGAAAAGAATCCTACGCGCCAGACCAATGACCTCGGCATGTACGATTATGTTGAGAACCTTGAAAGCGTCCTCGGCAAAATGGTCTGGATTTGCGATTATCGCGCAAATGCGGACCCAACCAAAAAGCCGATTCGTAACATCAAACCTACCCCGGTTGTTGTAACGGACGCAAAAGAAACGAGCAAAACCATCTATTATTCTCCGGTCTATTTTCGGCCGGTAAATCGGGGTAAGATTTCTTCAACCGTCATTGCCCCATTGGACAACACCGGGTATCGCTGCTGCTCCGGCACTTCCGTCAACATCTTCTACACGAAAGAAGAGTGCGTGAAGTGCTATCGGGAGCAGGTTCGACAGGCAAACGAGATTTATGAGAAAGAGAAGGCTCGCATCATCAAAGAGTTCGACGCTCGCATGCAGATTCTCAATGATTCTCTCACGCCGTTCAACGATGTCCCGCAGAGCGACTACACCGTTGTTGCAAAAATGGATGTTACGAACGATTCTCTCGGATACAATGAGAAAAATCGGCATTTTTATCTCGAGACGACCCGAACCATGATTCCGACTCGCTATACCATCGAAATGCTCAAGATGCAGGCACTGATTGGCCTGGCGGATGAACTCCGTGCAAACACCACCTGGCAAAAGGGCGTCCCTTTCCGTATCCTTATCAGAACAACAGTTTTCGTGGATGGTATTGAAGATGTCAGCCAGGCCACAACGGAATCTCAAACCATTACCCTTTGATGAACCATGAAGAGCGCACGCCCCGTCTATAGCCGTAAGGCTTAGGTGGGGAGGTTCACAAAAAAACAAAACAATACATATGTGAGGTAAAATGTTATGTCTAACAACATGTCTATTTCTTCCATCAAGGAACATTATAATAATCTCTGCACCAAAGCCAAAGAATGGAGTGCCGCCTACTATGAGCAGGATGCTCCGGTTGTAACGGATGAGGAATACGATTCCGTGATGCACGAGATTCGTGATATCGAAGCGGCACATCCTGAGTTCGTGACCGCTGACAGCCCTACACAGGTTGTTGGCGGCAAGCGTGTTCTCGGTATTCCGGTTGAACACCGTGTACCGATGCTTTCTCTGCTTGATGTGTTTTCCGATGATGAGGTCCGCAGCTTTGTGGATTCGGTGAAAGCTGAATACTCCGATGTAACCTTCTCTGTGGAGCGCAAAATCGACGGTCTGAGCTTGTCTCTTGTCTACGAACGTTCTGACGATGGTCTTGCCTATCTGACCCAGGCTTCGACACGTGGTGACGGCCATGTCGGTGAGGATATGACCGCCAATGTCGCAGCCCTCACTTGCCTGCCTCGCAGCATCGAGCTGCCCAAGGGTATCGGCAAAATCGAACTCCGTGGCGAGTGCTATATGTCGGAAAAGGACTTTGAAGCAGCCAATGCAAAGCAGGCGGAAGCAGGGAAGAAGCTCTTTGCGAATCCCCGCAACTGCGCTGCTGGCTCTCTGCGTCAGGCTGACCCGTCTATTGCACGGGAACGCAATCTGCAGGTGTTCGTTTTCAATGTTCAGAGCGTCAACAATGGTGATGCAGCACAGTTCAGCCCGTATCATTGTGACCAGCTGAACTATCTGCGTGACATCTGCGGTTTTAAGACCACCTATTACGCTCATTGCAATGACATTGATAGCATCTTGGCAGCCATTCACGACATTGAGGAAAAACGCTATGATATCGATTACCCGATTGACGGCGCAGTCATCAAAGTCGATGAACTGAGCATTCGCCAGAAGATGGGGGAGCGCACCAAGACCCCGAAATGGGCTATTGCATACAAGTATCCCGCAGAGGAAAAGGGAACTGTCTTGCGCAACATCCAGCTGCAGACGGGTCGTACCGGCCGCGTCACTCCTGTTGCTGTCTTTGACCCTATCCAGCTTGCTGGTACTCGTGTGGAGCGTGCAACGCTCAACAACGCCAACTTCATCAAGACTTTGGATATCCGTATCGGTGACACGATTGTCCTGCACAAATCCGGTGACATCATCCCGAAAATCACGATGGTGGAGCTGGAAAAGCGCCCGACAGACGCTGTGCCTTATGACATGGCGAAGCAGGTCTGCCCCGTTTGCGGTGCGCCTATCGCGCCCGTCAATGGTTCTGTGGACCTCTACTGCACCAATGACGCTTGCCCGGCAAAGACTGTGAATCGCGTTATCCACTTTGCCTCGAAGCCCTGCATGGACATCAAGGGACTTGGCCCTCAGATGATTCAGGACTTGGTTGACAGCCGGTTCATTGAGAACCCCGTTGACCTGTACTGGCTCTATGAGGAGGAAGGTGAACTGACCAACATGTATGGCGCGAAGATTGCCAAGAAGGTTCTTGCTGCCATCGAAAAGTCCAAGGAGCAGAATGCCGACCGCGTCCTCAAGGGCCTTGGCTACCGTCTCATCGGCGGTCATGTTGCTCGTGCGCTGTTTACTCAATGCAAGGCTACGAACGGCAACCTTCTGACACTGTCCACGCTCAATGTAGATACCATCAAGGAGTACAACATTCCCGGCTTTTCTGATGCTATCTATGCTGCGCTCGATGCGATGCTTTCCAGCGCTGAATTTACGCAGGAAGTCAATACCTTGCATGATGCCGGTGTCAATCTTGACTACCATGCTCCGGCAGGTGCCAATGATGAGTCTGCGCCGCTCGCTGGCAAGACATTCGTTATTACCGGTACACTGCCTTCCATGAGCCGCGATGAAGCCAAGACTTATATCGAAGCGCATGGCGGCAAAGTCTCCGGAAGTGTCTCCAAGAAGACGAGCTATCTTGTTGCGGGTGAGGCAGCCGGTTCAAAACTCGACAAGGCGAACGCTTTGGGTGTGCCTGTTCTGAGTGAGGACGACCTCAAGGCAATGTGCCAGTGAGGAGGTCTCGGAATGTACGGCTTTGACCGCATCATCAAGGCTGCGGAGTCCTGTGACTTTCACGGCGAATTTGCCTCTGACATTAAGCTCTGTGAAAATGCACTTAGCATGGGTGGTCTCATGGCCATCAATGCTGAATGTTGGCTTGACGTTCTGAACGCAATGCCGGATACCGAAATTGCAGAGTATGTTCGCACTAAATATAAGCCCGGTCTCTTGAATCCGTTCAAGGGTACGTCGCTTTACATCAAATCTTAACCTCTTGCCGCTTGCCCTTTACCGGGTGGGCGGCTTTTGCTAATATGTGCGAATCGCGTACACTAAAATAATAGAAAGAAGGTATCAATAATGAAATCACATGAAGCTCCTGTTACCGAAAGCATGCAACAATGTATCGACTATATCAAGCAGAATGAAGATGAAATCGCAGAATATGTGAATTCGCTTTTTCTTGCTCAGAAGGATGTAATTAGAGAGCAGCTTTTGGAGAGTTTGGCAGCAATGCTGAACCCCATTCCCACTCATTATGAATGGCGCAGCAATGATTGCCCGTATGATTATTCTGGTGAATTGTACGAAGATGGAAAGGTATCTTTGGAGCAGACTGTTAGTGAATTTCTCGAGAGCGAATATACTGGTGCAAGCCGCGCAACCTATGTATCTCACTATGGTCTATCATATAACACATATGGGGATAGCCTCTCGGACGACACCCTTGAGATTGGCTGCTCCATTATGACCGATGGAATTAAAGATTTCGTACAGAAGAATGCAGGGATTCCGTGTGAACGATTCTCCCGTGAAGAATTTTTCGACATCAAAACCGAATGTAACGAATTTGACCCGATATACGACGAATGCCGCGCCAGCGATTTCTTTTGGGCTACTGCCGCTGTAGAATTTGCAGGCATTGACAAAATGACTTTGAAAGAAGTTCTCGCCGCAGTATAAATTGTCACGAAAGCCGTTCACCGTTTGGTGGACGGCTTTTTCTTTTTGACATTTTTTGCGATTTCCCGATAATAGTGGAAACACCCAAAACAACGTGGAAACGTGACGATGCCTTGGCTAGTATCACCTCAAACTATACGGTAAAAGCTAATCTTACTTCCGGTGATTGGAGCGGCACGGTGTCTTTTGCCTGCACCATTTCAGGAAACTAAATATCCGGTCTTCTAAATTGTACGATGTGCCGTATATATTATTTTCGTAAAAACTTGGTATTTTGGGTTGACGGCACGTGCGATATCCATAGAATAGATAATGTAACAGAGATATCATTGATTTGCCATAGTTCATATACCTCCTGGAAGAAGGACAGATGCCCATATTGGGTTTCTGTCCTTTTTCTTTTTGAGGATTCCCGCAGATTTTCTGCGTTTTATATAGATTTATCCCACGGAATGTGGACTTCTGACAGCCGAAGGAAAGGCTGATTATATAGAATTGCTATGCTAATCAACATAGCACGCGTACACAGCGTCAATGTGTTTATATAAATGTTCCTGCACGCGAACGCCGCGTTAAGAGCGTATTTATATATACCGTATAACAATTACAAGCCTTCAAGGAGGACATTACCATGATTCGAAACATAATTTAGCGAGTAGACACCATCATTAGCAGCCACGAAGCCAAAGCCAAACAATATACAGTTGACTATGGTTCATTCGTTCACAGTCTAATTAAGACCTAGCTGAGCAAAGATGGCGTGATACTCGCGCTCCTGCTGGAGCAAGTGAAACTGACCGAGGCCGCGAAAGCTCTGCTGCTTTTGGCAGTAGTATCAATCGTTGGCGCATTTATTGTGAAGAAAGTCTTCAAAAACTACAGCCACATCAAAGGATTGGCAGAAAACTTTCTGAAATCAACCGATGTTTTCGGGGCTATCAAAGAGGCAGTTTCTGATATTGCCGATAGCTCCTGCAAAACAGACAACAAAAAAGAATAATTACATCCCCATATATGGGGCTTAATTGCTGTGGAGATAAATTCGAGAGCAGCACGACAGCCCCACGTTACGGGGTTATATTATGGCTAAGAAGAATAACAACGTCACTTTCAACGTCGGCATCACCAACCATTACTTTGACGCTATTTCGCGCCAGAAGTTACCCATGAGCGATGCCGCTTGTGAGCCGGTTGATAATGCCATCTCTAATTGCAAAGATGCCATTAACATCTTGGTCGCGATTGTGAAAGGCCATGCCAAAAACCTAATCGGTGTGGTTATTGCCGACTGGGGCAATGGTATGTCTAAGGAAAAGCTGCCGGAAAACCTACAGTTTGGCAACGGCCACAGCAATGAGGGCCCGCTGTGCATCCATGGCGTTGGCCTGAATAATTTCATTTTGGTTGCCACCCGCAACAAGTATCCCTGGTTCATCGCTTCCAAGCAGCCTGGAGAGGACAGCTATCACCGCGTTGACGGCCCGTTCGCCACGACCATGACGATGTCCGAGCAGGAAGAGATTCCTATGGCAGATGTCGTTATGCGTGAGCAGTTTAAGGCTCTTGGCGCTCCTTCTACCATCATCTATGTGGAGATGGACAAGGCTACCGCCAGCACCATGCTGACCAAGAACGGCAGCTGCGCTGAGAGCCGGGTCACCAGCCTGAACGTGCTGCGTACCTGCCTGGCTGAGCACTTTGGTGTCAAGTACCGCAATTACTTGGCACCTGACGCTACCGGCGTTGCTCCCGCCCGTATCCTGATTCCTGATTTCCATATGGCGAATGGCAAGACGTGCGATGTGCTCGTCAAGCCTATTTTCCAGCCGTATAAAGAAAAGCAGAAGGAAAAGAACTTCACTGTTGACTATGATGGGTACGAGATTCCTGTCAAGGTTGAGTGTGGTCAGCTGGATACGGATGCGACCAAAGGTGTTGTTACTGGTGGCTATGACTTGAAGCATTTCTACCAGAACAACATGCTTACGCAGGGCTTGGATATCCAGCTCGGCGAGCGTGTTATCGCCACCGCTCAGTTTGATACCATCTGGGACAAGGCTCGTCACCCGGCCTTCAACGCTTTCACCGGCGTTGTTGCTGTTGATATTTCCGGTCTGCCGCGTGGGTTCTTGAATACCCTCGCCAACAAGTCGGATATCGACCTGAGCGACAAGGGATGGCGTAAAATTTTCGACGCTATTGCCGAAAACGTGAAGCCTCTCGAAAGCGAGCCTCTCACTCTTGAGAAATATGCGCAGGATTTTGCAAATCGGCTGGTTGCAGACACCGGGAATGAAGTTGAACTCCAGTTCCCTCTGTACGCAAACCGGACTCGTATCGACGTTCTGGAACATATCGACGAGTCCCACTGCAAGATTTATGACTTCATGAGCGGCGTTGCTACTTTGAAGTCTGTAACCGAGCTGCGGACTCATTGGGATGGCATGGTTGCACAGGGCATTCAGCCTGTTTCGGCTGTGATGTTCTGCAATAAGCGCGGTCCTATGCTCAAACATACCTGCGACGAGATGAACACTCTCGTGCAGGCTATGAATGACGAGGACTTCTACATGACCCTCGAAGCTGCTGGTGGTGATGCATCTAAGATGCCGCACTACAACTTCGATGTTATTCTTGACCAGAATATCCCCGTGAAGAAATAACATCACTTGCCGTCATCCGAAAGGGTGGCGGCATTTTTTTGTTGAGCTATTGCTTAAACATCAAGATTCCTCATGTGGGGTGTAGCGTTTTGTACCGATATATGCTATAATTGGCACAAAAAGGAGGAACCGACATGGCAGAAAATAATAACAACGGTGGCAAAAACACTAATATCATCACCAAAATTAACGATACCATTTCCAAAGTCCTGGGCGATTTCCCGCCCGTTGTTCAGACAATCGCAAAAATCGTTGTCTTCGGTGGGCTCATCCTGCTTATCGCCAAAGCCATCGGCTATATTTTCCCGGTTATTGTGAACGTTCTTTTCAACCTCTTAGTCAAAATCGTTGGCTTCTGCATTCTGGCAGCCTTTCTTTACGGCTGCTGGTACGAGGTAAAACTGCAAATGACTCGCGATGAAAACTCCTTCCTACTGAATGAACGACTCAAGTATCAGAAAAAAGAATACGAGGAACGTGAGCACAGAAGACAAGAACGAGATAACAGACGATAATACATAATCATACATAGGCTGTCCAGCTTCGGTTGGGCAGCTTTTTTTATTTTCCTGTTGCAGGCTCTTGCGAATCGTATACCATAAAAAGTATGAAAGGAGTTTATCATGAAAACACTTGAATCCTTTTTTAGCAGAACTGCACAGTTTGGCTTGCTCATTTATCTGACCGGCTGCTTTGGCCTGTTGATTGTTTTAGGCGCTGCAGTCGCAAAATGGCTTAAACTCATCGACGTAATTCAATATATTGCCTTTGCTTTTGGACTTGGACTCCTCACTTTGCTTATCGGCGTGGTGGGTCTCTCACTCCTCGGCATTAGGCAAAACCGCAAACATAAGGAGGTAAAACGCGCATGAGTAAAAAGATTATCAATATCACCGCAGCTGCCATGGCACTCGCCGTGACACTTTCCGGCTGCGCCACAGCTGTGGTTCAGGAACGGAAAGACCAGGCAGCCGCAGCAGCAAGCGCAGAAGCAGCACAGGCTGCCGTCACAGCAACACCGGAACCGACAGCAGAACCGACCCCGGAACCCATCAATGCCTGGTCTTTGTTGTCGAATCTCCCGGATTTCACGCCCGGCACGCTGGACAATCCTGACACTACCTGGCCGGACGGTATTCCGATGGGGCAGAGTCCTCTGTCTTACGATGACGGCAGCAAGTTCTATTCGCTGCGCAGCGTTGATACCGGCAAGACACTGGATATCACGGACGTTGCATTACAGGATGTACGGGATTTGCCTGTAAAGGGATATCTGAAATTGAACGAACTTGAAAACGGTGATACAGTCATTGGTGAAATCAATGCAGAATCCACAGGCGAAGGCGTAGAAAAGGAAATCAGTGATTTTTTCATTCACACTGCCAGCAAGGATGACGGCTGTGACTATTATCCGATTGGATATAACGGCGGTTCACTGACCTTGATGCTGGACGGTCGTGCAGCCAATGATGATGGCATCAATATCGGCGATGCGTTCCTTGACGGCCTCTATTATTCGTCTGTCACTCCGGACAAATTCGACGGCTATCCGACCGACGGAGAGCCAGAGGAACAGTTCAACTTCCTGTATGGTTTGTTTGGCAATCCGTCCGGTCTCTACTGGACAAACAACGAATCTGTCGCTTTCAATTCCAGCAAGCAGTATCGTACCTTTGAAGATTTCCGAGATGCAGATTATGATGTTGAAATTGGCGGCAAGAACTTCTATCTGGTTTGGAACTATGACGGGTATAGTGTTGTTGCGGCGTGCAACGATACCTTTGACAGCACTAATGTGAAGGGCACTACGATTCAGGATATTTACTTGTTCCCGAACATGACAGAAACCAAGTACCTAGTCGAAAATTCCGGCAGCCTGATTAGCGGTTATCTGGGTTATGGTGAAGTTCCCGTCATCTTGACTGGTACATACGCATCAGTCAACAGTGATTCGACTGTCGAACAGGATACAAGCGCAGAAGAAAACACCGACGCTGAATCTGGTGACAATTCCACGGCGGACGAAAACGCTGAGTCCAGTTCCGATGATAACAGCAACAGTTCGGAAAATTCCGATTCTTAATTCCAAAAAATAGTTATTGCGTATTCGTGCGAAACGCATACAATAAAAATTGTATGATAGATAACAGCACACATACGCTATAATTTCACAATTCTGAGAAGCAGACTATCCGTTTGGAGGTCTGCTTTTTTTGTTGGAATTTTGCGGTGCTTTGCTGACGTTTATCGTAACTAAACACTACAAGGAGAAATAAAAAGATGACCGTAACGAACACTGTAACAGAAACAGAACACTTAACTCCCCTGCGTTCCGCTGTAGAGCACATCAACTGGAATACTTTGTACCAGCAGAAAATGGCTCTCGAAGAAGTCTCTGACATGCTCTATGCCAAGAGAAAAGAGGATGACACGTTTGGCAAGGCTTCCGCCTGGCTCGAAAGCGTCATTGCACTCATGGAACGCTTGGGGGATGCAGCAGAAGAGGAAGGAAAGTTTAATTATCCCGAGCGGGACGAAAACGATGAACATCTGGATAACAGGTTCAATGATGTGTTGAATCAGTACCCGGATGTGGATATCTGACCAGTTCATATCAGGAGGACAATGATGCGGATTAACAGCAGTTGTGTGCTTCACAGCACCACGAGTCTCAACGCAAGAGTTCTTCCGCTCATTGGACGGGTCGGAACTCTTGAGCTGTCAAGTGGGCAGCCACTCGTATTCAAAACAACAACACCAAAGCAACAAGACGTCCTGCGTACCAGCACAGTAAAAGCTATTGGCTTTGCAGGAAGCAGAATTTTTGTCAAAACCGAAAGAGGAACCCAATACACATTTGAATTCCAATAACACCCAAGCGGCCACTAATCTCATTTTTTTATAGATTGGCGGCCGCTATTTTTTTATCAATTTGAAAGGAAGTTTTTATCATGAATTTCATCAATGCCGCCACCAAGAAAGAACGCACCCATGTAGAAGAAATTATCAAGTCTCAGCCTGTTATGCCTCATGAAGGCATAACTGCCACTGAGATTGGTATTTGCGGCAAGCAGAATCTTTTCATGGACGTTTATCGCCCGGATAACGATGCCGAAAAGCATCCGATTATCATCGATATCCATGGCGGCGGCTTGATTGCTGGCCGGAAAGAACAGAATCAGAACCTGGCAACCTGGCTCGCTAAGGAAGGCTATCTCACCTTTGTGCCGGATTACCGTCTGGTCCCTGAAACCAACATCTTTGGCCAAATCACTGATGTCATCAATGCGTTTGCTACTGTAGCTGAACGTGCTGAAGATTTCGTTGGTGACTTGAATCAGGTCTTTGTAGTTGCCGACAGCGCTGGCGCATTCCTTGCCTGCATGGCAAGCTCTATTCTCCGCTATCCTGTCAAGATGCAGCCGGTAGAGGACGGGCTGGAAGAGAACGTACCCGAGGCAGCCAAGAAGCTCGTCATCAACGCGATGGGCCTGCAGAGCGGTATGTATTACATCTACAAGGGCCAGGTAGGTTTGCTTCAGAACTACTATATGTCTAAGGGCTGGAAGAATCACAGTTATGCTGAGTTCATCAAGCCTGAGACCTATTCCAAACTCGTCCCCCCGTGCTATATCTGCACCGGGAAAAAGGACTTTCTCAAGAAACAGACTTTTGGGTTTAAGAAATGCCTCGAAAACGAGCGCGTTCACCACGATTACGGGTTTGTTTCCAAGAAGGAAACCGTTCATGCTTTTGCAGCACTGTATCCTGAATCCGAATCCGCAGTCGGTGTAAACCGCGAGATGATTCGGTTCTTCGACAGTTTCAAAAAATAATAAAACCAAAAAAACAAATAACAAGGAGGCATTTCATAATGACTCACAATGAGTTGGTTCATGACCTCTGCACTCAAGATTCGATTGTGGTGCAGAACTTTGCTGAGCTGATGCGGTTTGTGCTCGACGGCAAAGCGGAAGTTATCTACGACGGTTGGATTAACGTCTATGTTCCTATCTGGTTTGATGCTGATATGGCATTTGGCCTTGATTTGAACTCAGAAGAAAATGCAGATTGGATTAACATGTACATTGACTGGCATCCGGACGATACCATTCATGCCTATGTATCTTACTGCAACAGTTCTACTGACGACCCCGACTTTACTCTTGAAGTCATCATGAGCCCTCACCACCGGGAATTGTTCAATGCGTATTTCAAAGAACAGTTTAAGGCGGTTTATCACATGAGTGTCGAAGAAGCGTGGGCTAAATTCGGCACCGAATAATATAGTGAGGAGATATATCATGGCACGTAAAGAAATCAAAATTTTCATGGACGCCAAGGAAGCTGCCAGTTTCCTGAAAACTATCGATTGGTCCTGGCTGTTCGGCTTTCTCAGTGAGCGCTATAACGTTTCGCTCAGCCCTCACAAAGAGCTGAAAGACAACGGCGCAGCAATCATCAAGGTCGAATGGCCTGATGAACTGATTGAAAAGTGCGGAATGATGGCTGATGTCTTCTCGTCAGTCAAGCTTGTCACGTTCGATTCGTATTTCAAGGAAATCGTGGAATACGATGAAGATAAGTTCAATGAAGAACGTAAAGCATGGCTTACCAATCCGACAAAGACGTTCAGCTATCTCGATTGCGAGGGCATCGTCAAGGAACGGACTCTTGCGCTGAACATCTCCCTTCGCTATACGCTGTATGACGGAGGCTACAATTTCGCAACGCTGCTCTATGCGGTTTATTCCGATGTAAACGGCTGGACTATCCAAATGGAAAAGGAGTAATGGCAATGGTTGAAATGGCATTCAAAGTAAATCCCGGTTCCGAATTCTACAAGAATTATTTTTCGACAAAGGAGGAAAAAGCGCACTTCGTTGAAATTGCGAAGCGATTCTTCGACAAATATTTTCCCGGTGAGAAATTCTCGTATGTCTTGAATGACCGGTTGACGGTCGAATTGACACCAGAGCTGCTCGCCAAATACGAATCTCAGGTCATGAAACGCCGTGACCCTCACGGTTTTGTCATCTTCAAACAGCGTTCGCCCATGAACTGCCTGTGGGAAGATGAGGTCTGTAAGAACGTGAACGGCAAGAAATTCCTTGCCAACCAGTTCTGGTGGGCCGACTTCAACGGTTCTGGCCGCATCACTACGGAGCTGTGGGATGATGAGCAGGGAAATATCTACGGATATTATTCCTGCGAATATGCAACTCGCAGCACCAAGGTTCCAGACACCGTTACGCAGATTAAGCTGAGTGAATATCACGCGGCTTACGAAGCATACACAGAAGCCAAAAAAGCAACTGCTGACGCCGCTGCTACAGCTTGACGCTGCTTGCGATGCCGGTAAAATTGTGAATGTACGATAGATAGCATCTGCGCATTTCAGCGCTCGTACAATTCACAAACTGATACAACTAGGCAGACTCATCACCACGATGGGCCTGCCTTTTTTGTTTACAGAAAAAGGAGAAAAATATGAACACAAAACGAATCAAAGAATTGGCTGCACTGACCGATGGAGAACTTGCAAGGAAACTTCTCATCCAGGAGTTTGGCAATGACTCTGAAACCCATTGGGGAAACAACGCACACGATGAACGTGTGATGGTTACTATCAATCCAGACGGAATCGCTCAAAGGACCTGGGAAGCCGACCATTGGGTTCGCCTTGACGAATTCGACAAAGACGGTTTCTATGCCCGTGAGATTTACGAGGGAAAATGGGTCGATGAGCCATTGCCCATAAACGTCATTGCACGAAATGTCACAATTGCTGCACCGAAACCTATTCAGCAGGAATCCAAAGACACTGAAATTCTTCGAGCGGCACAAGTCCTGTGCAAGCAGCTGACCGGAGATGACACCTTTGGATGGAATCCTGAGCTTCTTGCACAGATTGCGGATTGCACGGCAGCTTTGCTTGCCACCAACGGAATCAGCTCTCATTTTCCGAGCGCCAATACTGAACCCATCTGCTCTTGGGAAAAGCCGGTCGTCGAATATCAGCGTCCGGATTACGCCCTGGAGTATGGTACTAACTACTAAAACGAGGAGGATATCATGGCAAAAAACTATTTTGGTGTCGTTCTGACCACCAAGGAACACGATAAATATCGTCTTGTAGTATACCGCTACAAGGACCCTGGCATCCTTAATACCTGCCCGATGTGTCAGCTGCTTCGGGCCATTCACAAATTCCAGCAGGAATACACTGAAATTCACCGCGAACATTGCAGCCGTATCCCGCCTCGCAAGTGGTACGAGCTTGGCAGAGTAATGCCGAGTATCGTTCTGCGGAAATACGGCCTGGAAAAGCATTACGAGATGTCATTTGAGCCGAGTCGCGTGCCTCCAGCTTCTGCGCTGAAACTCATCCCTGGTGCGACCGCTTCTAACTGGAAGCAGTACATCTGGTACGTTGATGGTGATGTGACGATGCTTGGCTAAAGACCATTGCACATTCGTGCGAGACTCATACAATTAGAATTGTACGATAGATACCAGCAATCGAAAAGGTGCTTTGCCTTTCGTACAATTCACATTTCGCTTGAAGGCGGACTTCCAATATCTGGAGGTCCGCCTTTTTGCGTAGAAGGGAAGTATTATTATGGCAACTAGAACAATTTTATTCCGTGGCCAAACGCGGCGCAAGGGTGAACGGACCTCCATATCCGGTATCCCACTGCCAGGCATCTGGGTCGCGGGCGGCGTCTTTCCTCAGAACAAGGGATATGATTACGCGATAATCTACCAGCAGAACCCGAAGGTTGAGAAGTACGTTGTACATGCGGACACTATTGGCCAGTATACTGGCATCAACGATTCTCTCGGCAATTTCATCTTTGAAGATGACATCATCACTTTCTGGCTGAAGAATGATGCGACCCGAACACGCCGCAAGGGTGTAGTCGAGTATTCTGAATCGTCGGCCCGTTTTATGGTTCGTGTTTGCGAATCCACGGACGTTGTCATGCTCAAGGATTGCTGCTGCATTCACGTGATTGGGAATGTCTTTGACGGTGAATTCGACAAGAGTGAAAGCGAAATGAAGCAACTTTATACGGAATGCTTGAACCTTGCAAAATCCATTGACGCTATCATGCTCTGCTACAACCCGGACATCGACGCTCTCAAGACTGAAAATCTTTCTGATATGGCTGTGCGCTTGCTCGATGGAGTTTCCCGCCGTGACGTTGTCAAGGACTTAGAGGATTTTCGTGACAAGTGGAGGCATTACAACGAACAGGCAGCAGCAGAATCTCAAGTGATTCTTGACAAAATTTCTGAACTGTTCGAAAAGGATGGTGATAGCAAATGACGACCGAAACTGAATACCAAAATGCCGTGAACTACCTCACCAAGCTCCTGAATGGCGGCTTGATGGGGGAACGAGGCAGTAAACCTTTGCGTATAGCCATCGAGGCTTGTGAGCTGCAAATTTCAAAGCAGCCCATCTCGAAAAGCTGGTCTCCGAACCTCTGCCCACATTGCGATGCGGACTTAGGCGGGGACTGCAACGATGGGTACTACCAGAATCCACATTATGAGCGATGCCCTGTTTGCGGACAAAAACTCAAATACATCTAACCGGCAGGGAGCAATCGTTCCCTGGAAATCATTACCCCGCACAGGCCCCAATGCTGCCTGTGCATGATTTTTTACATTTCATAAGACTACCTATATTTTCAAAAGGAGTGTGTAAGCGCATGATTACTTTACCTACTAACCATCCCTATTTCTTCACTTGCCCGTCTTGTGGCTGCAAGCTCATTTCCGTTTCTACCGGCAACAGAGCCAAACCTCATTGCCCAAAGTGCGACTACTCAGCCGATGATGCTTTTGTGGTCAAAGACCGCGTTACAAGTGAGGCTATGAATGTCATCGCTGATAACACGGAACTTGCCGAAAACTTTGCCGAGACCGTGAAGCACGAAATTGAGACCGATGACGATACTTACGCTCATATCGGTTTTCATCTGGCAAACAGCATCCGAAACCAGAGCCCTGCATCCGAAGTCCTTCTGACCCTCTGTGGCTGGACCATCGAGACTCTGCTTGACAAGACGCCGCCCATCACAATCGATGAAGGCGACAACAACAATGAAAAATAAGAGGTATACAAAAAATGTTTGAATTAAATCTTTCCAACGCTCTGGCGTTGATTGACCAGCCCGTGTGGGTCGTCACTGAAGTACGCAGCCGCAACAAGAATGGTCGCATCTACGCAAAGTCCCGTGCGAAAAGCACGGTTTATCCCGGAAACATTCAGACCGTCAGCGTTTGGCGCGGCTATACTCGCGCCGGAGACAGCGTCGGTGCGCCAAAGTGTACTGTTGAAGTCTGCATCCATACCGGCGATGACCTTGCTGACAATGTCATCCTACCCGCTGAGCTGCTGAATGTTACGGTGTTTGACAAGAAAGAGGATGCCGAAAAAGAGCTGGCGTACCTCAACGCCAACATGAACACTATGACATTCTCTGAACAGCGTCAGCGTGAAAACAAAAAAAACGCAACTGTATTCGGAATCGCTTGAGGCACCCTAGATTTTTCTGCTTGCCACTTTATGCGAGTCGGATATAATTAGAACTGTACGATAGATACCATTCTACAAAAGCACATCTTGTGCTCGTACGGTTCACAATTCTGCTTTAAGGTGGACTTCTCATTACGAGAGGTCCGCCTTTTTGTTTAACTATGAAAAAAGGAGTGTTTTATCATGACCGAAAACGAAAAAGCAAGAGAGCTCATAGCTACCTCTGAAACGACCGTGAAGGTTGACCCCCAGAACGGCTGGTATCTCAAGCGGTTTGCCGCCCTGCAGTTTGAGGGCTCCGTGGACAATTTCAGCACAAATATGCCAATTCATGTCCTTGAACAGCAGCTTCCGAAAGATGATACCATGAAGTTGGATGACGCTGTCGCTGAAGGTCAAGATATCGATTACAGCAAGTTTTATGACGAAGATGGCTGCAGCTATTCGTCGGTCAGCGAGCTTGTAGAAGTACAGCTCGGCCTTGACGATGACGATTCAATTCGGGAATATAACGAGGAAAACCCTGACTTGCCGTACATCCCGTATGAAAAGCTGCAGGAAATGGATACGAAGGATATTCCGGAATTGTTGTTGTCTGTCACTGATGAGGCCGACTATGTGGATGCATACAAGGAAGTAACCGATATCGCATCTTGGAATGTGGAAGTCACTCCCATGAGCAACAACTATGAAGCCATGGGATTCGCGTTCACGCATCAGGGACTCAAAGAGTACGAAAAGTCCATCGATAACCATATTTTCCATTCCTGCCGTACATATGCCTATGCAGGGGAGCAGCACAACCGCCGCGAGGGCGATTTTTATCCCATCATGGAATTCCTGCACAGCGCCGGTGAACAGCTTCTGGTTGACGACCTTAAGCGGTTCGATGTCAAGGTGATGGAACTCGCTACTGCGGAAGAGGTGGAAAATCTTTATCGAACCGTTCCCAATGAACCACATCAGGCTGCTTATATCAAGGTCATGGATAGAAAAACGGATACGGTATATAGCCGCATCTATGTTTTCTGTGCAGGCCAAGAAGAGAAGTGCCTCAACGGCGATACTTATCTGAGCAATAAGCAGCATTATGTCTTGGTCAAAAAGGGTGACGATACCTATAAGGTTCCTTATCCGTTTGACTGTGATAAGACAGTTGAAGTCCTGAATAAGAAGTCCGAAAAGGAAGAGACACTGACCGCAGCACAGCGGCTGTTCTTCTGGGCAGAATACAAGAAAACTATCAAGTTGGATTGAGGCAAATAAGCCAAGAAATTGCAACCCATGTGGTTGCGTCAGAGTCCCGCGTCCGAAGCGCTCCTAACCCTCTGCGGCTGGAACATTGACACGCTGCTCGACAAAACGCCTCCCATCGCTATCGAGGACTGACGCCATTGGTACTGTCCAGAACGTCAAAACTTTGGCACAAATACGCCTTGCTGATACGTGCGAATCAGAGATAATAATATTTGTACGATAGATATCATTTGTCTTTGACAAGGTCTCTTGTGCATGTACTATTCACAATTTCGTTGAAGAGCGGACTTCTTGTTATTCAGGAAGCCCGCTTTTTATATTAAATTTTAAGGAGTGTATTATCTATGTCTAACAAAACAAACCAATCCGTTCTGGTCAATGACACCAGCAGCTACTACCTCAAGCAGTATGCAGCTCTGCAGTTCCCGGGCTCCGTTGACAATTTCGGGACCAAGACACCCATTCATCTTTTGCAGCAGCAAGAAGAATCTGAGCACAGCGTATCCTTACGTGAAGCTTGCGATTCGGACTATGACCTCGATGGTGCGCAGTTCTTGTTCGAGGGCGCGACTTATGACTCGGTGACAGATTTGGTCAAGGACAATCTGTGCCTTGACGACGAAGAATCGATTCAGAAATACAATGAGCATCCTCGGTTTGACCCGTTTATTCCGTACGATGAACTGGTTGACAAAAAGAATGCCGACAGGGAAGACATCCGCGATATTCGTGATTCGCACCGTCTCGACACGATAGCCGACTATGTCGATATGTACTCCACGGCAAGCGGGTATGATACAGCAGATGATATCACGGTTCTGCTTCCTTCTTCCTCGTATGAAACTGTGGGTATGGCGTTCACACATCAGGCTCTCAAGCAGTATGAGAAGTCAATTGACAATCATCTGTTCCGTAAGCACCGCTGCTATGCGGCGTGCGGAGAAGGCTATGGCCGTGAAGCTGGCGACTACTACCCCATCATGAATTTCATTCGTGATGCAGGGGAGCAGCTGCTGATTCAGGACCTCGAGAACTTCGATGTCAAAGTGATGGAGCTTGCTTCCGACGATGAAGTCGCTGACTTTTATTGCGAACATCCTCACGAGTTGTTTCGAGCTGCTTATATCAAAGTCTCTGAAAAAGACACCATTGGCAAATGCTATTCTCGTCTGTACGTCTTTTGCTCCGGTCACGAGGAAACCTTCTCTGACGGAAGCAGTTTCCCGGTTTGCGACAGCCATTATGTCAAGGCCGTCAAGGAAGGGAAGGAATACAAAGTTCCTTATCCTTTTGACTGCAACCGTTTCGCCGATGAACTGAACAAAAAGTTCAATGAAAAGGAACGCTTGACACCCGCTCAGCGCCTTTTCTTCTGGACTGAGTACAAAAAACCTATCGAATAACAAAGAGGAGAAATTGCTATGAAAAGCTTTAATGTTGTTGTGACCGTTTCCACTACCATCTGCGTTGATGCCAACACCCCTGAGGATGCCATCAAGAAAGTACAGAAGGCACTTGACGCCAACGATGCTGGGACTGCCATGCAGCTTGGCGAAAACCTGTCGTGTGCTTTGCGCGATGGCGGCTATCAGGTGACTAATGCCGTTGAAGTGGACGAGTAAGGGGAGATGCGATATGACAATCCCTTTAATTCCTTGTCCTTCCTGTGACTTTACGCTCAAGCCTGTCTGGTTTCTGGAAAAGGAGCTGGATAATCACGGCATCCCGACCGGACGCACTCGCAAGGCTTGCAGCTGCTTGCTCTGTGATATGTGCGGATACAAAGAAACAGTAGACGATTCATTCGATGAACCGTACAAATGATTTAAGGAGCAAAAGAAATGATTAGATTTTATATTCAGAATTTAGAGGATTTTGATGAGGCTTGTGAGGCTCTTGACTCCTGCGGTGTTAAATTCGAATTGGACGGTGGCGACCGCATTATGGTTGAAGATGAACTTCGTCAGGATGCGCTCAGTGTCTTCGACGAATATGACATTGATGCTGAGGAGGTCTGAACTATGCTGCGTCCCAACAAAATCAGTCCCCAAAAACCATGCCCATTCTGCGGTGCCTTTCTCGAAAATCAAGCACCCAGCGTCCTCTGGTGCCACCCGCAAAACGGTTGTTTGCTGAGTCTCCGTGCTATCGCCGGAGACGACCAAATTGCTCAGTGGGATACGCGATACGGTGAGACGGCTGGCAAAAGCAATGTAAATTGTGAGGAACGATAATGGCCAGATTTTTCGTTTATAGCACGAAGGAAGCTGCTGCGGCTTTGAAAGAAGCGCATATCCCTTACCGGGTACACGGCGAATGCTGTATATCGGTGAACAATGATGATTACAGCACCGCTGTTGAGGCTTTCTTTCGCAACGATGTAAGTTTTCAACCGGAATAAAGGAGGTATTTCTCATTACAAGATTCTTGGCGTTTGGCCTTGCTGCCGCATGCGCCGCACTTGCTCAGGAAGCGATTCCGTATTCACTTGACTGCCATCGACTGATTCTGGTTGATGAAAGCCATTACTTTGAAACCATTGATATTTTCGATGATTACGACATCGATTTCGATGTTATCGGAAATTTTTGAAAGGAGAACTGTTATGTTTACAAAAGAACTCTATAAAATCACATGTACCCGCAACGGTGAAACCAGCGATATCGGCACTTATTTGCTGAAACCTGGTCCCGAGGCTCCAATGGACTGCTACCGCAACTTTTTGAACAAAACGGATGTGGCCGTTTCCATCAAAAGCGTACCGGACGGATTTATCATCACTGATAATTCTGAACCTGACACCAGCTACCACCTGATGTTTATCCCGATGGACGACGATTTCTGGGCCCGCTGCGCGGCTGAGAAAGAAACGAAACAATAATATTTGCCCCTTCATTCCTTTTGGGATGAGGGGGCTTTTTTAGTGCAAAAGCTCTCATATTTGAGGTGAAAACATGCCGGAAAAAGTCAAAAAGCCCGCTAAACCCACGACTAACTTGTTGCAAAATATCAGGTCGCCGCGACCGTCACAAATCGATGAAAATGTTCCAAAATCGAAGCACTATCGTTCGGAACTTGAACCCTTGCTTGGTGCTGCCATCACACTCAAATGCCCCGACTGGACAATTTTTCACGAGGAACACTATACAAAAATTTTGCTAAAAGCTGCTTCTGTGATGAAAGCTCCATCCGGCAGATGCGTGCCTCTGCCAATTGCCGTGGACCATGTTTGGGTTGCTGTTGACCTTGGATGGGAGCAGCGGAACAACCCGCAAGAAGGCTGTTGTTTACTCGTTCGTGGGTTTGTGGAGGAGTATGTATCCATGCTGCACAATACCAGGAACATCGGTGTACGAGCGTTATCAATACACATTGTTTTTTCTGGGAACTAAGCGTTAGTCGCGTTCGGGCAGCTTCTTTGTTGACAGCCAGGCTGTGCTGCTGTACGATAATTTCATCGCATCTGAGTCTTAATATTTCTCGTGTTTTTGTCTTGACTTCGCTTGCAACCGCCATATACTCTTTAGTGTACAATTGATGACATCCTAATCGACCGTATTCACAATTCTGCAGACAATGGCAGACTTACCGCTTTGGTGGGCCTGTTTTTTATGCATTGATGCCGCTTGCTGTTAAGCAGGTGGTTTTTTGTTGACGCTGCTTGCGAACGGCATAAACTTTTAGTTGTACGATAGATATCATCTACCAGGCGCGTTTTGCGTTCGTACAATTCACAATCTCGTACAATGAAGGCAGATTCACTTTCGGGTGAGTCTGCCTTTTTTGTTTGTGATAAAGGAGGAAAACGTATGATATAGCAACGCTAAAATACTTTGTGTCAATGTTGTTTTTTGTTGAACCGAGAACTTTTTTGTGCTACAATAAATGGAAAGACAAAAGAGCTCTCCTAAATTTTGAAAGAAAGGAGAGTCCGTAATGAGCGAGGAACTTACAATGAAAAAATATCATTTTATCATCACGCCTACTGGCGAAAGAAAGCTCGTTTTTTCACCTGATGTTACATACATCGATGGTAAAGATGCTGAGTGCCTTTATAATCAAATCATGAATGGCGAACCTTCTACCGAAACCGATGAACAAGCTATGAAAAAAATCGCAGAAGAGGACGCACGTTTGCGGACACTTGAAGCAAATGGAGCTCAGATTTGAGCCAAAATTTTATCGGGAACATCTTGGCGAAAAAAGTGACCACAAATCCCTTATCCAAGATTTCCAACCTACTAGGCCAGAAGGCTATGGCTTGACAAGATATCTGCAAGACCAAGCTTTCGTTGATGAAGAATCCGGAAATATCCGCACCTATTTGATTCGTCAAAAAGGGACCGGCGAACTTGTTGGATATTATTCGATTCGTGCAGGAAATATCTTGTTGAGGCAAAATGAATCGACGAATGTCATCTCTGGAATCGAGCTTACGAATTTTGCTGTAAACGGCAAATACAGAGTGCGTCACCCTAAAGTTACAATGGTCGGAGCACGAATTTTCTATGGATTTATCATGCCTCAGATAAGAGAAATTCGTGAAACACTTGGTGTAAAAATTTTGTATATTTTTGCTCTTGACCAAGTTCCTTTGTTAAACTACTACAAACGATTAGGCTTTTTGTCCCTACAAAAGCAAGACGAACAATTTGTTTATCAAACATGCAAACCGTCCTATGATGTAACTTGCATTTTCATGTATAAACTGTTGTGATTTTCGCCCGTTTACCGTATCGGTAGGCGGACTTTGCTTTTTTGTTGACGCCGCTTGCGAACGGCATAAACTTTTAGTTGTACGATAGATATCATCTACCAGGCGCGTTTTGCGTTCGTACAATTCACAGTCTCGCACATTGAAGGCAGATTCACTTTCGGGTGAGTCTGCCTTTTTTTGTTTGCGCGAACACAAGAAAGGAAGGAATTAACAACAATGACTGCTAATCTGAAAATCGGTCCTTGCCCAAAATGCGGCAACACTACATTCATCACAACTGCGCATGTAACCCAGACTTGGCTGGTGGACGAGGACGGCGACTTTATCGAAGCCAAATCTGACTGCGATGAAGTGACCCATGCACCTGATGCCGAGGATTTGTTCACATGCTCCAAGTGCGGGGCTGAGGTTCCGGCAAAATAAGCATACAGCGAATAATTTCGCGAATACTTTTGCAAAACCATTCGTACATACCATCGTTAAAAAACAGGCATGACCTAACGATTTGTTAGGGTACTATTGGAGGAAAATATTATGAACAACCGTGTACCTGAAGTCTTTTTGTCCGAGATGTTCGGTGAATTGCGCATTATGAAGGATGACAACAAATTCTATTTTTGTGCCGCAGATGTTTGCTCGGCCTTGGGCTATTCAAACCCAAGCCATGAGCTGAACATACATTGCCGCCATGATGGCATCAAGGCTGGCAGGACGGATGTGAACGGCGTTCCCCGCATCATCAAGTTCATCTCAGAAGGTAACGTGTATCGCCTCATTTGCCGCTCCAACAAACCCGAAGCGGAAAAGTTTGAGACCTGGGTTTTTGACGAACTCTTGCCCCGGATTCGCCAGACCGGCGGTTATGTGAATGACCCAGTAGTCTTTGTCGATAATTGGCTTCCGAATACGGACGCCAAAACTAAGGCTTTGCTTGTCACTTCTCTGGAAGCTGTCAAGAATCAGGACAACATTATCGGCGTGCAGCAGGAGAGTGTTGAGTTCCATCGCGCGGTGAGTGCATCCGTGAACAGCGTCGATTTCGGCGAGTTTGCAAAATGTCTTGCCAACGACCGTATCAGCATCGGCCGCAACCGTCTGATGGCGTGGCTGCGCAAAGAAAAGTATATTGACTCTGCAAATGTTGCTTACCAGCGCTACATCGACCAGGAAATCTTCGAGGTTAAGGAAACGGTGTACTATGTCGGCACCACTTACCATACATCGCGTAAGACGCTGATTACTCCTAAGGGGCAAGTATATTTGGCAAAGAAGGTTTCTAAAGAATACAAAGGCTGATTTTGCTTGACCGCGCTTGCGGATTAAATAAAATCAGTCTTGTACGATGGATACCAGCAAATCCATAGTTATTCACAACCTGTAGCAGAAAGCAGACTCATCTTCGGATGGGCCTGCTTTTTTTGTTTACATGAAAAAGAAAGGAACGATTTCATGAATTTTAACCCTAATAACCAGAACACTCTTCTCACAAAGAAAGTCGCAGCACTATACGAAGCAATGCAGAAGGCTGGTGATAGTGGTCTCGCCTTTATGGTCGTTGACAGTCTCAATAGTCTTGCAAATTATGCCAGGTTTTTGGCTGAACAAGAAATCTTAATTCAGCAAGCTCGTATCACGATGGATGCTGCAAGCTACCGCATTTTTTATCACAGCGTCGATTCTGCCCGTACCAGTTTGCTCGAAAACGCGGCTGCCAATGTCGCTTTACTCAACCGGCTGTGCAAGAAATACAACACAGACCAGATTGCTGGAAATGTGGCAGACGCAATTGAAGCCGAAATGAACTCCGGCAACATGTATTCTCTTGCTAATTCCCCGGCCTACACTGCATTCGCCAAAGAGGTTCTCAACACCTATTATACGACCGGTTCAGCCGGAAGCATCTGTAACAAGTAAATCAATCCAAGCCCTTTACGGGGTCCACATTGCGGTGGAGGCAAAAGCCAAGAGCCGCACGATGACCCCGCGTTAAGGGGAGACGTATGAGTATCAATCTGAATAGCCGCAACAACACCCTCTGCTGCAAGGTCAACGACCTGTACACCGCCCTCATGGCCTCTGAACTGCTGAACGACTGCGTTGATGACGTTGTCGTGATGCTCAAAACCTGTGTTGATTACGTCAACATAGTGTCGAGTCAGGAAGTCCAGATACAGCACGCGCGTTTCACGATGGACGGTGAGGAGTTTCGACAGTACGTCATGGAACTCGACCGTCATCGCCGTGCGTTGCACGAAGGGCTGATGGCACGGGTGAACTTTGCCAATCGTCTGTGCGTGAAGCTGAACACACCTGTTCTTGCTGAACGGGTCACGGAAGAGAACCGAGAAACCTATTTTGCTTTCGCAAAAGAGGTGGTCGATTCCTATTTCGGTGAAGCCATGCAGAACGGACGATTGCTCTAGGGCAACATTGTCCCAACCCGTTTTAACACTACAACTATGGAGGTATTTATTATGTCTAATAACAAAGAAATTATCTGCAAACTCATCAAAGCCAAGAACCAGGAGGGCAACAGCTACACAGACCAAACTTGCTACAATGCTGCCTACTGCTATGGCTACGTGGACGGCGCAACTATGGCACTGAACACTTTGAGCGGCGTACCCGAACGCCATAAGTGCTATGCTATCCTGTCCCATTATTCCAATGAAGATATCGGCACGTTTGACTCCGTTGCAATTTGCGGCGGGGTACATATGAGCTTTGAGTCGGCCAAGAAAGCGGCTGATGAAATGCTTGCGGTCGATAAGGAAAATGGGTGCCACGATGACGCCGTTCCGTACACTCTCGACGATTGCAAAGAGTTTGACGACCTTCCTCTGTACATTGCAGGCGAGTGGGTCAAGGACGAATTTGAACGCTATCACAACTTTTACGCTGTATTTGAACAGGATGCAGCGCTGTAGAAAACAGAACGCTGGAGGTGCTCTTATGTTTAAGGTGTTAGGCGGCATTGGCCGTTCCGTTCCACTCTACAACGGCAAGGCTCGAATCCTTGTCAAGGCAATTATCCCGGTTGCTTCCAGCTACCTCGCTGATATGCAAAGTATCTGTGAGGCAAACGGCTGGAAATCCGTTCTGGATGAACGCGGCAACCTGGTCGTTTTGTCTGTTGTTTCCATTGACGCTTATCGACTGTCTGACAGCACCTTGATGACCGCATATCTGCGCTTTGCAGAAACTGCGGCTCAGAAACTTACGGGCTGCAAAAATCGATATTTGGTCGCTGGTGTTGTGTCTTACGATGCAGCCGCATAAGGAGGTTAACATTATGAAATACCACGGATTTGAATCACCCATCGATTGGTCTCAGTACCTTATCCAGAAGGCAGACAAACACGAATGTCAATAACCCACGACTAAAGTCGCGGGCTTGCTCCGGTAAGTCTACGCTTTAGAAGTGTCCGCAAGGATATGTTGACTACCCTTTGCGCATTAAGTTGCGCCCCGTTATAAGCGAATAGACAGTTACCGTACGGTGTAAATCCTAGCCGTGCGCTCTAAGGCAACACATCACGTAAAGCTGAGGCAAAGCCGACAGGTGTGGCTGTATCAAGCCGTTTATAACCTTGGGGAAGGATTTTTACCCTCTTCGGAGGAGAGGGCAGCTTTTTATTAGCCGCCAATTTTTCGAAAGGAGCATGACATCATGCAATATGTGTATGTACTTAACAAGCATGGCGAGCCCTTGATGCCGTGCTCACCCGGAAAGGCTCGTCTGTTGTTAAAACAGCAAAAAGCACACGTTGTAAAACGTACGCCGTTCACTATCAAACTTCTGTACGGAAGTACAGGATACAAACAGCCCATCACTCTTGGTGTTGATGCTGGCAACAAGCATGTCGGCTTGTCTGCATCTACAGAAAAGCGCGAATTCTACTGTGAAGAGTTTACTCCTCGCAATGATGTGGTAGATTTGCTTTCCACGCGCAAACAGAGCCGTCGTTCAAGACGCAACCGCAAGACCCGTTACCGTGCGCCGAGATTTGATAACCGCGTTCACAGCAAGCATAAAGGATGGCTCGCTCCTTCAGTAGAAGTAAAGATTCAGGAGCATATTACCGTTATCAAGCGTATCTGCCGGATTTTGCCTGTCGCTCTTGTAAGAGTGGAAACCGCAGAATTTGACACACAGCGCCTGAAAGCAATGCTTGAAGGAAAGCCTCTGCCTGTAGGGACGGACTATCAGCTGGGCGAGATGTACGACGAATACAATGTCCGTCAGTATGTCTTAAAGCGTGACCACTACACTTGCCAGTGTTGTGGAGCACATACCACTACGAAGAAAACAGTCAAGCTGCATGTACATCATCTCGAAAGCCGTAAAGTAGGCGGTAATGCGCCAAGTAATCTTATTACTTTGTGTACTACTTGCCATGATGCGCTTCACAAGGGGAAAGTATCCCTTGATGGTAAGGAACGCGGCAAGCCGCTGCGAGATGCCGCCTTTATGGGCATTATGCGCAAAGCCTTAATGGCTCGATTGCGCGAGGAACTGCCTATTCCTGTCCAAGGGACCTATGGTTATATCACCAAAATGCGGCGAGAGCAAAATGACATCAAGAAAAGCCATGTAAACGATGCCCGTTGTATTAGCAAGCATCCACTTGCTGAACCTTGCAGTGTTTGCTATCGCACAAAAGCGATAAGACACCACAATCGTCAAACCCATAAAGCGAACTTCTCAAAAGGTGGCATTCGGAAAAGAAGCCAAATGCCTTATGTTGTCGAAGGGTATCGTCTTTGGGATAAGGTTCTCTACAAGGGACAAGAGTGCTTCGTTTCCGGTCGTCGTGCATCGGGAAGTTTTACCCTCAAAAAGCTTGACGGCACGCGTATTTCCAAAGGTGTAACATTTAAAAAATTGCGGCTATTAGAGCCTGCAACAAATTATCTAATAGAAAGGATGTGAACGGGCAATTCCTCCCACGACTAAAGTCGCGGGTCTCCTTGCCCTGATTTATGAAAGCTGAAATTAAATTTGCAAACACAAGCAATGGACCCAAAGCCTTTGTCAAGACTTTTGACGATGATTGGACTCCTATGAGCACGCCGCTCAAGGCATACAAAAAAGACATGCGCAATATCAAGCCTGCAGGTAACTACGAAGAAGGAAAGGACTACATGGTAGCCGTCAGCCCTTGGGTTCTTGAAGCATTTCTGAAAGCCAATCAGATTGATTATGTTCAGCTGATTCGCGGCCAGGACCTCAAGAATCCGCCCGTTGGCAGCATTCGGTATGCGAACGAGAAGGAAGTCGTCTGGTACGAGTATTCTTCCGCAACCACCACACGCCGCTGCACGGACTTGTCCCGCGCAAAAAGCTTTGTTCAGGAATGGGTCAATCTTGATTGTCCTACACTCAAACGCTTTAGCACGAATCAGAAAGTGCTTTCCGTGAACGGCTTTGGCGCTGCGGTTCCGCTGTTTGAAAGCCCGCTGGTCGATACCTCCTATGTCGATACTGTCATCGCAGACGATATTGAAGACAAGGAAATCGAAGGGCTACGCAAGCATCTGAACCCGGATGGCGTAATCTCGCAGCTGCTGAACAATGTTCAGAAAGCGAGAGCCGAGAAGGGAATCGATGAAGTGGAAAGCCGCGTCAAGCAGGTCGAAACCCAGATTCGCCTTTTCCTGCGCACTCCGGAAATCGAAAACGAAATCAAAGACATCGAAACTGCTCATCTCAATGAGGAGGGCGGCTTTGACTGTGGTTTCATTTTCTGGTATCCGAAAGCTGATTCTCAGCTCGAAAAGGACATGAGCCTGCTGGTCGGTGCCAACAGGCGCAAGCTGAGCTGGCTCGATATTGCGGTTCCGACTTTCAGCCAGAGCATCAATGTTCAGAGATATGGTGCAGAACTTATCAAGAAACTCGTAAAAGAGCGTCTTGGCATTGAACTCTATTATCGTTCGGAGCTCGACTAATGTGCCTGACATGAGAATTTCATTGATGAAAGGGGAGACAATCCCCAGAGATATCAAGGGTCGCAGAATCATTTGCTGCTTTTGCAATGACAAGGGAACTTGGGATACCAAGACTCTTGAGAAATTTGCAAAGAGATTCCCGGAAGCAAAAGAGTGGTACTTACATAAGCTGCCAGAACAGCTTCGGTATCCCGGTCAGGTTCTATTCTGTCCGGGCAATAACGAGAACACGATTGTGGCAATTATGATTTGCAGTACTGAAACCGCCGACAAGTACGGCTCGAAAATTCAGTTCCCGTATCTGTACGGGTGTCTCTTGCAGGCGATGGTCAAGGCCAAACAAGCTGAGGCTTCCGTCATCGTATCAAAGCTCGGAACCGATATGGTCGAATGGCAGTGGAGAAAACTTATTTGGATTCTGAACCATGCGGCGGAAATGAATGAAGGGGTAACGGCAATCGCAGTTTCACCCTATGATTTGTCTGATGTGTTCGTTGAACCCAAAAAGAAGAAGTCCACTTCCAGAAAGGCAAAACCCAATAAAGATTTGGAGGATTCCGAAGAAAACGATAGCGAAGAAAAGGACAACTGGGATGGTCCGCAAGAAAACGGCAGAGACCAACAGCTCAGCATGCCTGATGAAAAAGAAGACAAGAAATATAGTAAATACGATAATTTGCGCTAACTTACGAGCTCCTGCTGTAGTGCGGGGGCTCTTTTTTTGTTGCCTTTTTGTTATTCTTTTGTTGTTCTTCCACAAAAAATCATTTTATTGCTTTTTAGGCTTTCTTTTACTTGCCCATCCGTGCGAATCAAAGATAATAAAAACAGCAGCCTAAAAGTGGCACTAAAAAGTAGCAATCAAGAAAGAGGTTATAACATGGCAACTAAGTTTTATCTTGCCGAAATTCCGGATGATTTTCCGGCAACCAACGTCAAATTTGAAAATATGACCAAGCCACTGTTGGCGATTCCGGCCAAGATGGTTGATGGGAAGCCGATTACGATTGTCGGCTACATCAATGCTGGCCAGAAAAAATACAAAGCAAACGATTACGGCTTTGTTGAGTTCAATGACAACGGGGCTGATTTTGCGCAGTTCAAAGACGCCAATATGGATACTCGGTATTCCGTGAGAGAAAAGGTTTCCGGTGATATTCTCGGATACCTGCCGCTTGAAACCGGGGAACTCGTTGGCATTGTGCGTGAGAAGGAAAAACCGATTCTTCTTCTGATTATCGCGGTGATTGCTGCTCTCGTGCTGCTCGTCGCCCTTATCACTGCAAGCCTTTATAAAATGGTGAACAAGCCCCTTGATGGCAGCGGCAGCGATGCCAGCTCCGCAAGCAGCGAAATCGTGATTGCTGACGGCGAAGCGTATGACGGGACGATGGACAACGGCAAAACCGATTCCGAGGAGATGCGATTCATCGAATTCCCGGCATTCACGACCATCTATGTGAGCCCTGACAGTACCGTGGACCTGGTGAACCCGGAAAGCAACCATGTCTACTTCAAATATACGATTCTTGAGAACGATGAAGTGCTCTATGAATCCGATTACATTGCTCCAGGCCAGAAATACGCCTGGCAGGCATCGGATTACATTACCGGGGAAGGAGAGCACGCTGTGGTGTTCTCGGTATCTACTGTCGGTGTAGATGACCAACAGCCGCGCAATGGCGCTGAGTTTGCGGTCACGGCCGTTGTATCTTAACTGGGCTGAATTGCGCGACAAGCGCATTTTGGTAAACTCGCAAGGGAGATAAATAGTAAAAGACAAGGGCTCGAATCAGCTGATGGCCTTGCACATGGCTGATTTTGTGTCCGCAATCAACGAAGGAGGTTTCTGAAGATGAAACTCGCCAAAGCTATGTCGATGGCCCTCGCTTGTGCGATGGCCGCGACTATGTGTGCAACCTCCGCTTTTGCTGCAACTTCCGGCAGCACGAAGGTTAATGCCACTGTTACCCCGTCCTACACCCTGACCGTCCCTGAATCCATTACCCTGACCAACAACAAAGGCGGGAGTGGCACCTACACTGGTACGATTCCCGTCAACGTAAAGGGCGACATCGGTGAAGGTCAGTCCGTGACCGTTACTTCCACTGCACCTATCATGAAGTGCTCTGGTTCAAAGAACGTTACGGCTTCCTTTACCGGCACTCCTAAAAAGAGCTGGACCCGTGTGGAGACTTCTGGCCAGGGCACGACTGACAACTACGGTCTGTCTGCAGTCCTGACTCCTGGTGTTTGGGAAGGCACTGCTACCTTCTCCTGCGCTCTGGCATAATCAATCCCCATAATAAAAACTGGGGTATCCCGCGCAAAACCGAAAAGCGGTCGGCCTCACAAGCAGGCTGGCCGCCTTTTCTATTAGATTCTGGAGGCTCTCACATATGAAAATGAAAAAGCTTATAGCAGCGGCATTGAGCTTTGTAATGATGCTTGGCATCAATACAGCCCCCGCATTTGCCGCTACGAGTAAATCTGCATCTACCGCGATTACCGCAGAGGTCGGGTCTGGGTATACAGTCACTGTCCCTGAAAAAATTGCGCTGACCAGCACGACTACAGGAACCGGCACGTATACGGGTACGATTGCTGTCAACATCAAGGGAGATGTAGCAGCCAATCAAACGGTAACGGTTGCGGCAACTGCGCCTACGATGAAAGATACAGCAGGCAACAGCGTTGCTGCTACATTTACGTCTACCCCCAAGACAAAATGGTCACGGACTGACATGCAGGGCAATGGCACCACCAGTAACTATGTTGTTTCTGCATCCCTCACCCCCGGCAGCTGGACCGGAACCGCGACCTTTACCTGTACTTTGGCTTAAATCTTTGAATCATGCCGCTATGCAGAGGAGGGCATTATCATGAAGACATCAAAGAAAGTTCTGGCAGCCCTTCTGGCGATTTGTCTCAATACCGGAACTGCTCTGGCCGAAGTGGATAAGACTGCGACAACGGCGCTTGTTGCCGATGTGACTTCCGGGTATACGATTACGGTGCCGGAAACTGTTGCATTGTCGAAGAGTACGGGCGGGTCCGGTACTTATACGGGTACAATCCCGGTAAATCTCAAAGGCAGCGTTGGCAGTAACGAAAAAGTGACGGTGACTACCACAGTGACCGATATGACCGATGCGTCTGGGACTAAGGCTCCCGTGACATTCACGGCAAAACCGAAAACGGTCTGGTCATACTCCGACTTGCTGAATGGCGGAACTACAAGCAATTATGTGGTTTCCGCGACACTGACAGCAGGCAGCTGGAAGGGTACAGCTACATTTTCCTGCACGATGTCATAATGCCAAATTCGAAAGGATGTGAAAATCTGTGAACATCAAAAAAGCGGCTGCGAGTTTTCTGTTTATGATTTTTGCCATGGTATGTAATGTGTCCATGGCATTTGCAAGCTGGGGTGGCATGGGCTACAAAAACTGCGTGCTGTGCGGCGCATTGGTAACGCCTATGCCTACATATGGTGGCACACAGAAGTACACTGAATTCTACAACTGTGAAGAAGTTGAGGGCCTAACATCGAGCACAACTCAACGATATGCCCTGAAAAATATGTACGTTGTCAGCAACGCAGATGGCGTTATCTGCACAAATTGCGTTGAACGTATTATCAGCGAACACAAAGGCGGCACGGGCGGTGAAGTTGATGAATCAGTGTACATCATTACCGTTCCCGAATCAGTGACACTAAGCAATGAAAACGGTGGCACTGGAGATTATGCTAACACCGTTTCTATCAAGGCAACGGGCAAACTGCTGACAAACCAGAAAGTATTTTTTAATACCTCTGCTCCGACCATGCACCGCGACGGCAGCACCGATGTTGTCTGCACCGCCACTGCTACCACTGCAACAGAATGGGACGCAACTGCTGTAAAAGGGAAAACTGCACAAACCGATTATTCCGTGACTGCGCACCTCACTCCAGGCGAATGGACCGGTAATATGGTGTTTTACGCTTCGGTAGGAGATACCTATACAGTTGAGGTAGGAGACAATTCTGTATTGCTTTCTCCCGCTTATGAGGATAAAACTCATATTGTATTTGAATCCGATAACCCCTCCGTGGCTTCCATTAGTTCGGACGGCCATATTATCGCTTCGGCAATCGGAACTGCGAACATCACGAAGACCGCATATGACAGTACCGGGACTCGCGTCATCTATTCGTCCAAATACACCATCAATGTCACGGCGCAGATGCCGTTGATGGATGTGAGCCGTCTTGCTTCTGTATTGACGACTCTTTCCTCTCAGGGAAAAAACATCACCGTTATTTCGTTCGGCAATTATACAGTTCCGGGCAATGCAACGACCTATGACGTATCCGGCCAGGGTGACAAATCGATTGTCGCGTATGTTCCGACCACGATGTACGGCGGCTGGTGGTGGGGCGTTCAGAATGGCACAGAGCTTCGAGTGACAGATACGAACCGTGATATGGTGGCGTTTGCTTCCGGTAACAGCGTTTGCTTCAAAAGCGGTGCGTCTGACACTTCTACGGTTTTTGACAATATCAAGACCATTAACTTTGATGCAGTTGACACGACTCGCGTGACATCCGCTGCTTACGCATTCTATAACATGAAGTCACTGACTACAATTACTGGACTCAGCCGTTGGGATACCAGTAAAATCACGACGATGAACAGCATGTTCAAGGGATGCACAGGACTTAAAAGCCTTGATTTCAGCAGCTTTAACACCAAAAATGTCACGGATTTCTCCAGCATGATGTATGGATGCACGGGTCTTTCGAAAATCACGGTCGCGGATACTTTTGCGACAGCTTATCTCCCGACTCCGGGCTTTTCCACGGGCTTTACCTACGTGAGCAGCAAGATGGGTCTTACCATTGCCGGAAACCCTTCCAGGGCTTTGAGCAGCTATAATTTCACTTCCGATAACCGTACCGTGACATACGATACTTCTACCGCATCTGATGATGAGTCCGATAATGAATTTCCGAACGAGGATTCCGACAGCACCGTGGCACCTGCGCCGACAGCTTCGATGAACGTTTCAAACCTGGCGCAGGCAATGACGCAGCTCAAGGAATCCGGGACTGAAATCAAGGCGATTTCCTTTGGCGGCTATCAGGTCCCGGAATCGGCCAAAGTATTTGATGTCTCTGGAATCGGCTCCAGTGCAATTCTGGCTTTTGTAAAAGAAGGCGAGAACCGGCTCTACGTCACGAATTCGGCTGGCGGAACACTTGTCTTTGGTGAGGGAAACAGCATTTCTTTTGATGAAAATGAGGCATTTGCCGACATTGAAAACATCGAGTATCAGAACGTTGATACTTCGCAGGTGACTTCTGCGGCATCTGCTTTTTCCGGGATGAAGAAGCTCACCAGCATTGGTGGATTAGAGAACTGGAACACGTCGAACATCACTACGATGAACAGGATGTGTTATCAGTGTGAGGCTTTGCAGTCTATTGCCGGGATGGAGAAGTGGGATACCTCGAAAGTAACTGATATGAGTGAAGCTTTTGCCGGTTGTCTTTCTCTCTCGGATGCTTCGCCGACAGATGGCTGGGATACCAGCAGCGTGACGAACAAAGAGAACATGTTTGCTGGCGCACTGTGCGAAAAAGCACCGGAGATAGCCAATGATACAGAGAACACTGATACTGGTGCGGATTCGTCTGAGGGAAATTCCGAGCAAGCTGAAAGCAAAGCAAAAAACAAAGAGGATGAAGCCGAAACTAAAACTCCGGATTCAGAAAACACACAACCTGATACATCTACGGCAGCATAAGGAGGGGATGAACATGAAGGCTATCAAGCGCTTTGCTATGCTTTTGGCAGTGCTGTCTCCTTTTCTTTTGAATGTGTCGTTCGGATTTGCCGATACCGCTACACGGACATGTTCGGTCTGTGGGCAGAAATTCACTGTGACAACCCCGGCCGCTGATGACGCCAAAACATTCGAGGCGTACAACAAGGTAAACTCGATTAAAGGCGTTGAGTCGGATAAGAGCGCTACTTATACCGCAATTACGGATGCAAATGTCTATGCAACGACCATTAACGGAAAGCCTCTGTGCTCGAATTGTCTGAGTACGATGGGCGCTGCTACTTCTACAGGTAAAGGATTGCCGAAAACGGCTTCCACTCAGCTGCTTGCGAGCGCAACGGCGGTCTATACGATTACGGTTCCCGAAACTGTTAAGCTGACAGGCGTTGACAGTGGCCCTGGCTCATATACGGCTGACATCACCATGACTTTGAAAGGTGATGTCGAGGAGAATGCGGTGATTGTGGTATCTGTGGACGGTGGAACCATGACCAACACTGCGGGCAAAACCGCTGCTGTCACAGTATCCAATCAGACCAAAAGTAAATGGTCCCGCGCAGACTTGCTGAACGATGGAACGAGCGCAACTTGCAAAGTCTCTGCGGAGCTTGACCCCGGACACTGGACCGGCACAGCAACGTTCAGCTGTGAGAAAACGTATAAATAATTTTTTGGGAAAGGAGGAGAATGTATGCGCTTGAAATCTATTATAGCAAGTGCATTTACCGCGCTGATGGTTGCCTGTCCTGTATTGGCGTTCTCTGAATCTGCTGATTTCGACGACTCTGTGCCCGATACAGATGAGACGATGACGATAGATACGCCTGCCTCGAATGCTGATTCTAACGATGTTGCCTGGCTAAGTGCTTCCAAAGATACAGCAACACAGGTCACAGCAGAAGTGGACAGCTTTTATACATTGACCGTTCCGGAAGAAATCACGCTGAGCGGTACTGATGGCACAGGAATCAAGACAGGCACGATTTCGGTGACTTTAACTGGCGACATCCCTCTCAAGGGAACTGTTCAAGTCAAAACCACTGCTACGCCTCTGCAGGCGAAAGGCTCTGTAGATGTGCCTATGACCATCGCAACACCAAAGGTTGAATGGAATCGCACTGAGATGCTCGGAGACGGAACGAGTTCAGACTATTCCGTAAGCGCAGTTCTTGCTCCTGGCGACTGGACTGGCACAGTGACGTTTGAATGCTTGGTGCAATAAATGCCAACAAATCTTATACCGCTTGCCCTTTTGGGTAGGCGGCTTTTTGCTATGTATTTGTTGTGCGTTCTGAACACGGCAGCTATGGCCTATCTTGTTTCCGGCATAAAAAGTAGACACAATATATTGTGTTTTGGTATTGCAATATACCATATATTGTGGTACAATATATCTACTGGCTCAAATGATAGCAAAGAACCTAAAGTTTGAGCATTTTCGTGTATGGCTATGAGACCGCTTCCTTCTACTTGAAGATAATATGAAATCATGTCAGCGGTTTCGCTCTCCGTCACGGCTCGAGAACATAACAATACGGCTATATATCCGCTTCCTTCATTTCTAGAAGAACAAGGAAGTCGGCTCGCATTTTTTGTGCTGCTGACTTCAACACGTTAGCGGATATGCTCTCCGTATCTATTACGTGTCTCATCCACCCGTGTCGAGTTTTTCTCGGCGCGGGATTTTTGTTTTGTTAGGAGGTCATTTGAATGCTGACTGTTTATGATTTTAACCGCGTCACGTTTGCTCATCATCGCGGCATCGTACCACCCATGCCCGCACAAGAAGGTGAGAAAGCGGTGGAGAAACGCTATGTCTGTTCAGCGAACATGAAATTGATGGAATACGGTTATATTATGGCGCGAGACCTCTTTGATGCCTGCTGCAAGGCGGAATACAACGACTTTCTCAAGACCTGGTCTGCGCTGTATGACTGCGTCACGGAGGATGGCAAGGCAATTTCTCAGACTTCTCCCATCTGGCCGAATTTTCCGGACGATGCAATGGAAGCCGACCTTGTGGACCTGTATGTTGTCAACTTCCTCAATTATCTGACTTGCGGCGAATGGCAGCCAGACTTTGACCCGACAAAATTTTGCTCGGCACTGGACCGCAGCCATCTTCCTGCTGTGAAACAGATTCCGGCGTGTGATGAGGAGGAAATCTACCGCTATTCCGTACAGAGCATTACCGGGCATTCTCCTCTGTCTCCTGACGAGGCGTCCTGCGTTTTCGATACGCTGATGCACGACGTGAATTTTACGTCCGAATTGATGGACCGTATGAAACACAAGCATATCCCGTGCAAGGAAAATCTTGGTCTGTATGTGTCCCGCATTATCTCCCGCCCCGAATGGCGGGAACAGGCATGCTTTCAAGACTTCAAGAGTTCCACCGATGTATTGCGCCTAGCTGCTGCAATGAGCGACCAGGATGTGAGTCTCTCGAAAACCCCGAAATTCCGGAACTTTAAGCGCGGTGAACGTCGTCAGCTGCTGGAACTTCTGGAGCACACTGATAAGAACGAGGGCTTTGCATTGCATCCCGAAGAGTTCAAGCGATTGGGCGAACGCCTGCATCCGGGTGATTACTCTTATATCTTCAAGGAAGATTATGAGATTTTTACGAAGATTCGCAATGGCGTTAAGATTGAGACATACAACTCCAAGCTCCAAGAACTTATGAAGAAACCGGTCAATGCTGAACTGCTTTCCGCTCACCTGATGATGCGGCCCGGTATGTTTGCCCGAAACCTGGACTTTGCGCTGCGCAACTGCTCCAATGAACAGCAGATGGAAAATGTTCTGTTCCGATTCATCTCGGTATGCAAGAGTATTGAACCGCGTGTCCTGGTCCAGCTCATCAACCATTTTCGGAATCGCAACAATCCTGTGCATTTGGCAACCGGCAAGGCAAACGGCGCTGCCAGCAAAGCTCTGGAACGGGACATTGAACCTTTGTCTGAGGATATCTGCAAACGTGTGGCACGCGATATCTTTAACCAGCTGTGGCAGGTCCTTCGCGCAGAGGACACCGAACCGAAGAGCGTGTACATCGACCCGGATTGCCATTGCAATAAGCTGATTTTTCCGGATAATCCCCGTCAGGTCACTTCCGCCATGCGTGCTGCAGCCTGCGGCTCTCGCACGAATCTGCCGGACGGAAATGTGCTCCGTGCATTCCTTTACTGGAAGGGAAACGATGGCCCTAACCTGTGGAATGGCATCGACCTGGACCTCTCGGTTGTGTTCTACGGAGAGGAAAAGGCAAAGTTCATCTACTACGCGAACCCTAAGGATGGGACGCTCGGCGCTGTTCATTCCGGCGACCGCCGCTGCAGCGGTAAGAATGGTGCCGTTGAGTATGTAGATTTCGATATTAAGAAGTGCTTTCAGAACGGGTTCCGTTATGCCGCCCTCACTGTAAAATCCTACTCTGGGGAGAAATTCTCTGAGATGGAGAACGCTTTCTGCGGCGTAATGGTTCGGGATGGCAAGACGGGTGAGCAGTTTGAACCCGCGACTGTCAAGGACCGCTTTGCTCTCACTACGGATTCTGACCAGCTCGTTATGGTCGTTATAGACCTCATGACCCGTGAAGTCATTACGGTGGATAAAAGTGTGGCTCAGTTCCGTTTGTCGTGGCGGAATGTTGTGACAGACTATGCACCTACTGTAGCAGTCTGCACCTACGCGATGCAGCTGAAGAGCCTGTCTATCAAGGAAATGCTCGGTATGCGCTATGCACAGTTCCTGAAAGGCGACGACTGGAAGCACGCAAGCGTCATCGTGTCGGATGAACCTGAAAAGTTCAAGGTGACAGATAAGGATGCTCCTGCGCCGCGCATTATTAGCCCCTATGACATTCCGGGCATTTATGACCTGATTTTTGGCAAGGAAAATCAATAAAAAAGAAGCTGTTCTCCTGAAAACGGAGAGCAGCTTTTTCTTTGTCAGGATGATTTTGCAAGAGAAGCGTCGGCAATATCCTTTTCGATTTCATCAAACTGATACAGCAGAAAACGCTTGCAATTTCTTAATTGGATGTCTAACCGTCTTTTGGTCACCTTTTTGTCTTTAACCATGTCGAGATAATCTTTGGCTGGAGACATATCCGGGTCAAAAAGAACACATCCCAAATTTACCTGGCACTTGGCATACAGCTCACGCACTTCACAGCAGCGGGTCATATGCTCGTCTTTACGTCTCACACTCCAGCGAGCGGAACGCAATGCACGATAGCAGTTTTGCAATGCCGTGGTGCTGTAAATCCTTTTCTCTGCAACCATCATTTCCCTCCGACTTTTTATGAGAAAATTATACCATATATTTATGAATTGACTATGACAAAATGTGGTAAAGCCATCAAATATATGGTAAAAAAACGCGAAGGCAAGAAAAATTTTGAAAAAAAGTGAAAAAAATGCGAAAAAAACATGATGTTTGTGCTTGCGTGGGTGTGCGAGTCGCAGATAATAAAATCAGTGGCTCAGAGCAGTAAGCCCAAGAGCTCCCTGATAAGGGCGAACTCATGGTGCATATCTGCGTCATCAAGTCATCACATGGTAGACTGACGGGCCTTGCGGTGTTGCAAGAATGGTCAGGCGAGGGAAGCGATGAATCCCTCATTGTTGCCAAGTACATCGTGTTTTGATGCAGTCAGCGTCGAGAGGACGCGGATATGCAGGGCTTGACTTTTGACCCGATGCATGCAGGAGCAAAGGAATCAAAAGAGATGGCCTAGTTCGAATCCACTATTTGAAAGGAGATTACCCCAATGAAATGTTACAAGCGCGTTGCAAGCGCTGTGATGGGTATGGCAATGGCCGCCAGCTGCATGGCTCCTATCACCGCTTACGCAATGGAAGACACCAAACAGCCCACTGACAATACTGCTATTGCCAACCATCCCAATAACGAGACCATGCTGCACAGCACTCCCGTTTACCGCATCGGCGCCAAATCCTTCTACAAGGTGAACGACGACGGTTCCGTTGTCTATGCCGACCAGGATGCCGAAGGCTACACTGCAGTTCCTGCCGCTTATATTGCAGGCAGCCAGTATAACGATGGCGAAGAGTACGGCGTTTATACCACCAAAAAGGCTGATGGCACCTTCCAGATGCATTACGTCAAGATTTCTGACTGCCAGCAGACTCAGGGTGGCGTGAACTGGAACCACGGCACTGCTGATGAAGCTAAGGTTTCTGACGATACCAAGGCTGAGGGCACCGACACCGCCACCAACGAAGACCCGACGATGTCCACCCAGTTCTACATCTACCTGGACAACGACACCCAGATTCCTCCCGAGACTCCTCCGACCGAGGAAGAGCATCCTGGCGTGAAGACCGATGACGGCCGCGTTGAGTACGACATCACTGTTGCTACTGTGAACCATGTCAACATGAAGGCTACAGTGCCCCTGTACGTATGTATGTATGGCTTCCGCTCTACTGGCAACGTTGTTACCCCGACCAAGGATGCTTACCAGCTGCGTAACTACTCCACCATCGACAAGAACAGCCGCACCTACATTGCCGATATCGTGAAGGTTACCCATTACAGCCGCATCTACGATGCCGACCACTCCAACGACGAGCTGTTCTCCATCGCTTACGATGCCACCAGCAAGACCTACACCTACTGGTACAGCGACCCCTCCACCACTCCGGGTTGGCAGCAGCCTGCTATCTACAAGACCCTGGCTGATGAGCATATCAACGCTTCCGGTGAGTGCTACGTCATCTACATCGATGGCGAGTGGGACTTCAAGGCCGCTGGTACTCTGACTGGCGACGAGCTGCGCCAGACTGTGAAGGCTATCGACCAGAACCATCAGCTGTCTCAGGACTTCATCATCGGTGATGGCGATACTCAGTGCAACTTCGGCAAGGCTTTCGCCGTTGGCGACAGCAAGACCGACAACTCCAAGCGTGAAGGTCTGGCCATCAAGGTTTCTGAGCTGCAGGCTGAGCCCGCAACCTGGCGTGTTGTGCCTATGAGCAACAGCGCCTTGAAGCGCGGCGAAATCGCTATGAGCATTGCTCCTGCTTCTGCAATGTACAACGCTTCTGCTATCGACCTGTCCACCTGCTCCGCTCCTCTGGACATCACCGAGAACGGCTGGTTCATCGCTGGTGCTGAAAAGGCCAAGGTTGCTCAGGATGGCGCTGGCACCGATGCTGTCAAGCATGACGATGCTCCGGCCCTGCCGCTGATTACCACCGCCAAGATTGCTGGTTCCAACGTCAACGACGCTGGCTGCACTCCTGTCGTTCGCGTGACCTACAGCATCATCCCGATGTTCGAGACTGGCGATACTCAGACTGCTACCGCAGGCGGCGTCTCCAGCAACCGCTGATAGAGTCTCCGGACCTAATATAAAGCAAGCCCAAATGTAAGGGTTGGCTGTCGAGTGACCTGCCGCTCGGCGGCCAACTTTTGTTAATAACAGCTCAGTCAAGAAATTGACGGAAAGGAATTGAATATCATGGCAACTACAATGACGACCCCTGAAAAAAATTCGAAGAAGAGTGGTAACAAGCTCCTGCATCGGACCGTTACGATTTGTGTGATTCTCCTGCTTCTCCTGCGCGTGGGTCTGTTCTTCTGGCACAATAAAAATGCTACTGCTTCCGACAACCGCCTGGAAGATTCGGTCGCTGCACAGCTTGGCCAGCTCGAAGGCAAGAGCGAGGCAGAGATTCAGGAAGAACTGAACCGCGTCGTGGAAGAGGGTACAATGGCCATCTCCATCAACGTCAATCCGGTGTTTGATTCCGGCGATTCTGAAGGCACTCTCGAAATCGAGAATGCTCCCGGCAATAAATACGCTCAGGTTGTGAGCATCACCCTGGATGATAGCGGCAAGGAAATCTACAACAGTGGACTTATCCAGCCCAACTATCACATCCAGACAGATAAGCTGTCCGAGGTCCTGGCTGCCGGTTCTTATGACTGCACCGCTACCTTCACGGCTTATGATACCACCGATGCCGAGAATCCTATCGAGGTTGGCACTGCTGCTGCCAAGATTACGATTTCTGTGCTGTCTTAACGATTCGCCCCGGTGCAGACTTCGGTTTGCCCCGGGGCTTTTTTGGAACTTGTGATGCTGCAAAGGAGGCATTCCCGTGAAACAGCTTGCGAAAGTTCTCGCGTCTTTCTCGCTGGCCGCAACGATGTGTTTGGGCGTTGGCTTTGCAGCCGATTCTCCGCATCCTGGTGAGCATGGCACGGTTGACAAGGCTATGGTCTCTGAAGAAACCGATAAAGCTTACGATGAGAAACCGAATATGGGTACAAAATTCAATTTGTATCTTGCGCCTGACATCCCCGAAACGGTTCCTCCTATTAAAAAGGATGTTCCTAAGATGGGCGATACCGGCATTCCTCAAGAATCCCTGCTCCAGGCCCTGCTGGTAGCGGGTGGCTGCTATCTTGTGAGCGATGGCGTGGCTGTTGCTTGCAAGGGTGGACGCCGTAAACCTAAGAAGACTGCGGAACTGAAAAACGCATAAGAAGAGCCCCGGTGCTGAAATGCATCGGGGCTTTTCTTTATATTAGGAGGCTTATTACCAGTTTACCGGGAATTCATAAATATCGTATTCATTCGAGTGACGGTCAACTTCGTTCTTCTTAAATGCTTCCAGACTGTCATATGCTGTCATCGTAATGCTATATGCATGGCCGTCTACATCGACCTCACCGTTTTCATCGATGATAACATTCTTAATCCAGAAGCCGAGAACTGCGGTGCCGGTTTCATCTGACCCATCCTTTTCGTAATCGACTTCATACGGAATAAACAAATCGTTGTATTCTTTGGAGAAGTTCTCTTCGCCATCTTTCCAGGAAATCAGGTATCCAGTATTAAGCCAGCGAGGTTCACCGATATTGGTTCTTGCGAAAGCAACCTCGTTCTGGTCAGCATCAAACACAGACGTTCTATCAACATTGTAGCTGGAACTGTCTTCAAGTCTTGCGGCTGCAATGGGCTTGATAACATCAAGGACCTCAGTTGTCACCTCATCGGCAGAACGGATGTATTTGGCAGCCCCTTTAACGGGGATTTCAATCGTGTCGCGGGAAAGCGCATATTCTTCGGAGAAATTCGTGAGAGCTTTTACCTGAACATGGAGTGTGACGGTATCATCTTCACTATAATCTTTGCTCTTATCAGTGTCATCCGTGTAGTAATTCAGCATCGAATATGGACTATCAGAAGGTGCGCCATTTGTTAAGGAGAACGTCAAATCAGGAAGGGTGCCAGTGATTTTGAATGTGACTTTCCCGGTTTCGGTATCTCCGCTAAATACTGTTGCAAACATCGACTCATCGAACGGGTCAACCATCTCGGGCTCTTTCAAACCCGATACTGTGATTTCCTTGCTTGCTGCTTTGGCGGTTACTTTGTTCTCTTTTTGGAAGTAATCGGAAACCTCAACGCTCAGGGTAACGGTATCGCCGTTTGACAGGTTCTCGGATGGCGTGACCTCGTAGTTCACTTCGCCCATCATGGCCGTTTCCGTGCGAGCTTCATCCATGTCAGTTTGACTCTTGCCCTTGCCGAAAACATCCGTTCCGATTTTATTGTAATCGACATTGACGGTTGCAGTTGCCTGACCATTCAACCCATCGAATGTGACATCCGCATATTGCAGGAAATCAACAGTCTTAGAACAGCCGGTGAGTGACAGTACAAGTCCTGCGGTTGCTGCTGCAGCCAAAAGTAAACGCCTTAACCCTTTCATCTCAAACACTCCTTTTTGTTGGACTTCTGTTGGCGTTGTGTTGTTGTAATTATATCATGACACGTATTTGAGGTCAACATATTCGCGATAGGTACAACGAATGTAAGAAATATTAGGAATTTAGAAAATATATTGTAATTTAGAATTGGTATGATGGTCAGTGGTTAGTTGCCGGATTGTGCGATTCTCATACAATAAAAATAGACAATATCGTAATTTGCGCCGTTGTGGGGTGTACAAATGCATACAGATAACAAAACAAAACTGACTTGGGTCGGGGTTCTCCGACTGGTTGTTGGGGGTATCTTCCGGCTTATCAGCATCGTTGCACTTCTAGCTGTGCTTGGAATCAGCTATCTGTTGTTTCAAAATGCAAAGCAAACAAAAGAAACGCAGAACCTCAATGTTCAGCTGGTTGAGATGCGCCAGGAAGCAGAAACCGAAGAAGATAACACGGATTGGTCCAAGGGAATGCTGGATATCAATTCCGACTATAAAGGCTGGCTTACAATTTACGGGACCCAAATTTCCGAACCTGTCGTGCAGGGTGAAACAAACGAAACCTATCTACGCACCAACATCAATGGCGAACATGCCGAGGCAGGAACCCTATTCCTCGATGAAACTACTGACCTGTCGCAGGATGGCAACCTTATCATTTACGGCCATAAAATGAACGACGGAACCATGTTCGGAACTCTTGATAAGTTTGAGGATGAAGAGTTCTTTGATAATAATGGAACAGTTTGCTGGGAAAGTGAGAAGGGCAAAGAGTACTATCAGATTTTTGCGCTCTTGGTTTTACCCGGATACAGTACAGCCCCTGATTTTATCGACCTTCAAGCCTGGAACAACGTTCTGGATGAAGAACAAACCGCCGACATGCTCAACACGATTGCAGACCGTGCGTCTATCTTTAGAGGGGAATCCTTTAACCTCGAAAAGGACAAGTACCTCTTCTTGGTGACTTGTGATTACAGCATCAACAACGGCCGCCTTGTTCTGGTGGGTAGACGGTTAAGTAAGAAGAGTGAGACGGAAGACACCACAGAGGAAAATACAGATAATACTGAAGAAGCAGTATCTGAAGAGGAGAATTGCGAAAATGTTGAATAATTTGGCCGCCGCATTCTCGTGACTTTAGTCGTGGGAGGATTCGCAACAAGGCCGTCAAGAAAACTCTGTCGATTCCAAGCTGCCCGAATGATATGACTGAGCGAGCAGACATCAACTTCTCCGGGTGTTGCAAGAAGCACTTAAAGCAAACCTAAATATTGGCTGATTGCGTTCTCACTGCCCTGCCAGTTGCCTGGTGGGGCATTTTTTTTGCTTGCTAAAATTTAATGTGATTTTCTGTATCGATTTGTTTACACTAAATTAGGGACAAAAAATCATGGATTTTGATAAATTCGATTGAATTTCTTTAATTTGCAGGGTATACTATTAGAAGGAAGGGAGTGGTATTGTGCTGATTGAGTTTACTGTGAAAAATTATCGGTCTTTTCGAGACGAAGCGACTCTTTCAATGGAAGCTACGGGAGTAAGTACGTTGAAAAGTGTGCTTATCCCATATGGCGGGATGCGAATCCTGCCGGGTGCTGCCATATACGGAAAGAACGGTGGCGGTAAGAGCAATGTTATCCGAGCTTTTTGGCTTGCGGTTCAATTCATCAGAAACGCACAAAAGACACAGCATGAGAAAGCAGCTATCCCCGTTGTTCCGTTTGCATTGAATGACTACTCGGCATCTGAGCCGACAGAGTTTTCGTTTGTATATACCTTGGATGGAATCAGGTATTGGTATGCCTTTTCTGCCACAAAAGAAAAGGTATATGCTGAGTCGTTGTATCATGCACCGAAAGGGCAGAAGGCACTGGTTTTTGCTAGAGAAGGACAGGAATTCACCTTTACCGAAGAGAAGGCTCGTAGAAAGCTGATTAGTCAGGTTGTTGCCGAAAATCAACTGTTCTTTTCTGTAGCATGTACCATGAACGACGTTGCCTGCTCCAAAGCTATGACTTGGTTCCGGGAGAAAATTTATTTTTCAAGAGACTATTCGGATATTCCCCGGCAGTTGCTTGAATATTCGAACGACTCTAATATGCTGAAAGCGATTTCCGATTATGCGAAGGCTGCAGATGTTGGTATCGAAGATATGAAATTCGAAATCAATAGTAAAGAAATTAACGAAGAAGCTGATTTGCCTGCAAACATTCCCGAAGAGGTTAAAGCTGCACTTGTACAGTTCATGCACGTGCTTTCTGAAACCTCTAATAATTCGGAAACACACCTCAAGATGGGGCAGGTTAACGCAACATCCATGCATCAAGGCCAAAACAAGGACGGAACAAGCCATATGTTTTCGATGGAGCTGGCAGACGAGTCTGATGGCACAAGAAAACTGATGGCCATTGCTCCTGCAATTGAGTCCGTGCTGTCAAAGGGCGGCCTTTTGCTGGTAGATGAAATCGAAAAAGAACTGCATCCTGCTCTGGTAGAGTTTATTGTTGCCAAATTCCAGAGCAAAAAGACAAACCCGAATGGAGCACAAATTGTCTTTACGACACACAACACTGACCTGTTGAGCATGGAATTACTTCGTAAGGACCAGTTGTATTTTGTGGACAAGGACAAAGAAAATGGTACTTCAGAACTCTACAGCATCAGCGATTTTTCCACTCGTACGACCGAAAATGTTCGCAAGGGCTATCTCCTCGGAAAATATGGCGCGACTCCCAATGTCGAAATTGAGGAGGTTGAATAATGGCTCGCAAGCTGAAGAAATCCAAAGTCAGTATCTGTGTCTTTTGCGAAGGAGAAAGTGAACAGGCATACACTGATTTTCTTAAAAGCAAATTTCAGGATGTAGCAGTATTCAAGCGTCCGTCATCAACTGGCTTGTTCGATGAAGCAGATAATCGTTTTAAGAAAGACCCGAAGTACCGTGACTATGCGGATGTAATCGATGAGATATGGTTTTTCTTTGATGTAGAAGAAAAGGACATAGATAACTGGGGCAAACGACTGGAAATCATCAAGCGTTTGCGACGTCTTCGGAAAAAGCCACAGATTAGAGTTCGTCTGCTAATGACAACTGGATGCATCGAGTATTGGTTGATGCTTCATTACAGGTTGTTTGCCCCTCCGGTATTGACCGTTCCAGAAAAAGAACAAATGCTGCGACAAGTCATAAAAGAAGAACCTACTTACAAGAAGGGGAACTATATCGCTACGGCACGCATTGCCCAACATTATCCCACGGCAGTGAAGAATGCGGGAATCGTACTGCAGAATCTCTTAAAAGAAGGGATGCCAGGTCTGGAGGATACAGACGAGCGCAATCTCTGGCTGTGTAAGAATTGCAGAACGTTTTCTACTGTACAAGAAGCTATTACGTTTCTTGAGAGTTTGAAAAGCGAGTAACACAACCTAATAAAGTTATATCTTAATCATCGCAACAGCGTATAGGCTATACCAGCCTGTGCGCTTTCTTTTTGCCATATTTCGTCATAATCAATAAAAGCATTTATTGCTTTTTGTTAATCATGTAATTGACTTTGCAAAACACTGTCGGTAAAATAAAGGTATTCGATAGACCGCATTAACAATCTGTGAACTTTTCGGGGTTCGTATTGTGTAACTACCACATAAATGGTA